AGTGCCAAGGGTTATGTAAAGCTCCTTGGTCTCGATGAAGTAACAACGCTGGAGAAGTATGGTCCACAAGCAACGGTTCTAAGTGGAGAACTTGGACGGCTCGATGGGATTCCCATCATTGTTTCCGAGAAGGTTCGAGACGATCTTAACGCTTCTGGGGTAAACGATGCCACAACGAACAGCAAAGGTCTTGTGCTTCTAGTAAATCTTCCCTCATTCGTTCTGGGAGAGCGGCGTAAGGTCACGATGAAGTCCTTCGAGGATGTCCGCAGAGATCAGAGTGTTATGGTTGCGACTTGGAGAGGGGACTTTAAGAACATTCAACCGGCAGCGGACCCCTTGGTCATTGAGGGGATTAATGTAACTTTGTAGAGGGAATAAACACTTTTTACACCTTAAATAATTACCTCCGGTCATCCAAGATAATAGTGGTGACCGGAGGTTTTTTATTATGCGGAAAAAGTGTACCAAATGTGGGATTGAGAAAGAAATTCAAGGCGGATTCTATCCCGGTAAAAAATATATTAGTGTGTGGTGCATAGAGTGTCACAGGAAACAATCAAGAGAATGGGCCGTTACAAACCCAGAAAAAGCAAAATTAAGAGATAAGAAAAAAATGAATAGATATTTCACAGACGGGCCAGTTTTGATTAGAGAAACTAAATTATGTACTAATTGTAATGTTGTTAAGACAAAGGAAGAATTTTATGTAAATCGTCTGGTAAGCGATTGGCTTACTGCGTATTGTAAATCGTGCCACAAAAAGAAAAGGGCTGAAAATTATAGACGTTCTGTCGTTCCGTTGAGTAGAAATAGTAGTGATAATAAAAAGAGGTTAAGATATTATGGCATCAATGCGTTTGACAAAAGAAATGGCTTTTCGACTTGCTCAAGAGAAGAATTTTTAGTTCTAATCGATAAACCATGTTTCTATTGTACTCATCCATCTACTGGTGGCGACAGAATAAATAACGATAAAGGACATCAACTAGACAATCTTATTCCTTGTTGTAGGGAATGTAATATGACCAGAAATAATTTTTTCACTGTAGAAGAAATGAAGGCCATTCTCGGTCCCGCTATTAAAGCCATCAAAGAGAAACGCGCTAGAGAAAGCCAATCTTAATCATGACTCTTTGGGCCTGCCTGAATATATATAACGAGAAAGACCTTTTACAAGGTTGTATCGATTCTATTAGAGACGTACTTAAAGACGTAAAAATATGCGCAATAGATGGCGCATACGAGCTATTTAATATCCAATCCAAGATTCTAGCGGCAATGGAGTATGAGAAGGGACAGAGTGTCTTGGCGGAATGCTTTCTCCGGTTTTCTATGCCAGATTCAAGCGATGGTACATTGGAAATCTTAGAGAAGAACAAGATAGATGTGATTATCAAGGCCAATGGAAAGGCTTGGAAAAATGAGTACGAGAAACGTAGTCAATATCTCTCAGTCGGACAAGACGGAGACTGGATGGTTGTAATCGATGGGGATGAGCGTCTTAGAGGCCGCTTTGATCCCAGAGATGTAAATGGGAGTGACGATTGGTGTATCTCACTCAAGCGAGATGACAATATTCCACCCTATCCGATCCTTAGAGTTCATAAATATGAAAAAGGTATGAGATACTATGGTGCTCATCATGCGTTATGGCGTGGGGATAGATTGGTAAAGAGGGGAGATATAGAGAATAATTGGGTACTGCCCAATTGTTGGTTAGATCATCGGTGGAGCGAGAGGGGGAATATGGATCAGGTACGCCATATGGGGAAGGGGGCTTATTACCGTCAATTACTCCAGGATGAAGATGCCTTCAGGAAGGAGCACGGGATATGACAAGCATAACATTCACAATAACGGGACTGGATAAGTTATCGGGTCATATAAAGAAGTTGCAGAACTTTGTATATAGCCAAAAGTTTCTGGCCATACTCGAAACTGCCAAGAATCAATTGGTATCGGAAGCCATGAAAAAAGCCCCAAGGAAAACGGGACTTCTGATATCGAGGATATATGGTCGTATTGAGAATCAAGGCACTTCCTCGCCAAGAATTAAAATCGGAGTAAACAATCTGAAGTACGCTAGAGCGATGGAAATGGGTTCTCAACCGCACTGGATCTCTGCCAGAAATAAAGCATGGCTTAGGTGGGTTCAAATGGGGCGAAAGAGAATTGATATCCCATTCGGAGGGCAAATCCCAGAAGGCGCAACGGAGGTCTTCAAGAGATCGGTATGGCATCCGGGGAATCCAAAGCCAAAACATTTCCTAAAGGGTGGGCTAGAGTATATAAAACCAAGATTGGTTGAGGCAATAAGAAAAGCAATTCAGCAAGAACTCTCCATGTAATCAGAGGGAGAAATAATGCCCACACTCGACTCAAACGCTTGGATTACTCTGAATGATGCTAAGGAACATCTGCATATTGGCATCAGTGAGACTGAGTTTGACGATCAATTAATCAATCTTGCTAATAGATCATATAAGATCCTAGAGAAATATCTCGGTAGGCAAATGAAATCCCAATCCTATACCGAATATTATGATGGTCCAGATGAATATAAGTTGGTCCTAAGAAAATATCCTGTGGTCTCCGTCACAACTGTTCATGTCGATATTGAGCGCGATTTCGGATCTGATACATTGGTAGATTCTGGCAATTATTTCGTCGATACCAATGTAGATACCTCAGTCGGCACGATAGAATTCTTTGATGCTGATGGATCTGGTCCGGTATGGTTTGAACCCGGGATACGCAATGTGAAGGTGGTATATACCGCTGGCTTTGCAACTATTCCAAATGATCTTGTTCATGCCGGTTGTATGCATGTCGCTTGGTTATTCAAGAGATCCGATACTGAAGCTATGAAAAACGCCTCTCTAGGAGGTAAGACGGAATCTTACGAAAGCGACATGATACCTCATTATATCAAACAAGTTCTTCTCCCGTACAAAGATTGGGCGGTATAAATGTCCGGTCGAAGATCGAGTAGTTTTCTAATCCATAAGTGTAATATCGAGCGGTCACAGTTGATTGCTGATGTGAGCAACATTCGTGATCGTAGGATTGAACGCTGGAACGTACTTTACAGTAATGTTCGATGTTGGTTTGAACATCAGAATTCCTCTATAATCGATGGTGACCAATTCGGAAGAGTCCCGGTAGAGAGATATAATGTTTGGTTTGAAGGTAATGCCAGTATTCTGCCAAACGACAGACTTAATAAGGGTGGAACTTATTATATAGTTGAAGGTGTACTGGATTTTAGCTCGGAAGATTGGCATAAAATGGCTCAAGTTCGCAAGATGAATTATAGGCAGAGTTAGGAATGAGTAGTCCAAGACTCCATAGCAATCAAGTCCTAGCGGAATATCTTAGAATCTTTGAAACCGGTCTGACGACCACACTCAGTCTTAAAGGAGTCTATAGGGGAAATCTTGAATGGTTTCCAGCCCAAGCCATATCTGATATGGCTAATGGGATATGGGTTGTTCTCGATCCGGGGATTACAATAACTCCTGTACAACTACCTACTGACCTCGAAGTCAACTATGGCATAAGAATAATTTATGTAAAAAGGATCAATGTCAACGAGAACGTAATACAACAGAAGATTGATGATATAAACACAATAGTTGAAAAGTTATTTGACGAATATAGACTTACGAATCTATCGTTGACTAATGGGCAGGTTCTTTGGAGTCTGCCGGTAAGCGTCGAAACAGAACCACCAGAAGAGGTTTACGTAAGTTCCATTGCGGCCGATCTAGTCGCCGCCGCCTTTAGAGTTGAATTGAAAATAAGGACTAGGAGATAGATGTTTATCAAAAGTTATCCAAGTATACAGTAACGAAATGTAAGATAGGAGCCAAACATGGCAGTTGGAATAGGACAGAGGGGTCATTTCGGTTTCGGAGAGGAATCGACATATGGTACAGCAGTAGCCCGTCCATATTTCGTCGAAGTCAATACCGAATCGATTGTGATCGATGAAGCTAGAATTGAAACAGCCTCACTTTATCGGCGTGGTATAATCAATCGTAGAGTTGGTGTAGGGGCGAAGACAGTAAGTGGGAGTATTGAGTTTGAAGCTCAATATGGAGGCTGGCTGAAATTAGCGAAACATGCTTTTGGCACGATTAATACCTCTTCACCAGATCCCACAAGTAATCCAACAGTAAAACTGCATACGTTCACGATTGCCGATAGTCTACCAACTGGTCTATCACTTGAACTATTCAGAGACACAACTGATTTCGTTACTGAGGCATTGAGGGCTCATCTGTATTCTGGAGTCAAGATCAACACCATGGAATTCTCATGTGGGGTTGATGAGATTCTGAAGGTGAATATCGGTATCATGGGTCAAGACGAAGCTCGTGTTACTAGAACAGTTCCAAACTTTGCGACACAAAACCTAGCCCTATATCATCAGGGAGCTTTGACATGGGGAGCTGACACATTGGAGGTGGAATCATTCTCGATCCAACTTAATAATAATCTCGAATTGAGACCTAGACTGAATTCTAGAGTCACACGAGAACCACTACCTGCGGATCAGGTTGAAGTAACTGGATCGTTTATGCTCGAATTCAATTCATGGGCTCAGTATGACGATTTCAGGAATGCGACTGAGCGTCAGTTAAGTATTCTGTTCACTGGCAATAGTATTAGTGGTTCGTATAATCATTCGATCCAATTGGTATGTCCGGTGACGATTCTTTCTGGTTCTACTGTTTATCTCAGTTCGCCAGGTAGAGTTAAGCTGGAAGTCCCATTCAAGGCGTATCGTGATTCGACGCAAGGGGAATTTAAGCTCATCGTACAAAATGCTGAGACGGGAATATAATAAGGTTTTCTAAGTTGAGTTGAGGGTAATGATTATGAGTGAAACAGCCGATCTTCGCACTATCGTTTCTGGCACTTCGGAATGCGTAAAGATTAGGGATAAAAATAGTAAAGAGCACATCATAGCGCCGCTCGATCTATCGGATCTAATTGAATATGAAGACAAAATGGGCTATAGTATTCTTAACCGTACCAAGGAAATCAAGATCCGCGATATTGCCTACATCCTTTATCTATCTCTCCGCAAAGAAGGGCTGAGCGCAGATCAGATTGAGCATCGCCAATTTACATATACCGAGAGACAGGTCTGGACTATGTTCGACCTGAAATTCCTTACCTCTTCTAATGAGATTCTAATGGATCTGCTACGAATCAGCGGTCTTGAAGTCAGGAAAGAGGGCGCAGTAGCGGACCCTACGCCAGTGGTCGCGTAGAGAGGAAAAGGGATGTAGCTCTGGATTGGGGGTTGGTTTGCTACGTCCTTATGGAAGAGGGGTATATAACATCCCTCTCAGAGTTCAGACATCTCACTTTGCCGCAATTAAAGCTATTCGGCAGGGTATCCAAGATGATAGAAGAAAATAAGAAGATGAACAAGAAGTTGGCTAGGGAATTCAAGAATGGCAAGTAACGATGAAGTAGTCAATGTAGTCATTCAAGTCAGAGATCAATTGAGCACTGGTTTGGGTGGCATTACTTCTGCGCTGAATAATCTCCGGACTACTTCAACGAATGCTGGTGGTTCACTTGGTTCTCTTAGCAATACGATGGGCGGCCTCGGTGGCACTTTAGGGGCGCTAGGATTGAAATTGGCTCCAACTGGGACCGCCCTGTCTGCTCTTGGTCCATACGGCACAATTGCCAATATTGCCCTTACAGCATTTAATGGCACAGTAAGTAAGGCTGTTGGAATTGTAAACGAATTTACCGATGTTCTAGTTTCGTCTATTTCGCAGGCAATAGCATATGCCGAACAGATAGAACGTATATCTGGGATGCTCTCACTCAATATCGAAACAACTCAGGAATATATCGCAGCGGCTTGGACGGCAAATGTTTCTGTTGGTGAACTATCGCAAATTTTTAGAACTATGCAAATTAGAGTCCAATCTGCGATTGACGGCAACGAGGATGCGATAAAAACATTTAGACGGCTTGGCATAGAGATTTCCGAGCTTAAAAATCTAAGTAATGACCAAGATAAACTCTTTATGCGTCTTGTTGAGGGATTGAACTCTATCTCTGATTCAACCCTGAAGGCCGCGACTGGTACTGAAGCATTTGGAAGATCATATAACCGCGCTGCTCCATTCATCGGTCAAGGCAATGAATATCTTGCCAGAATGAAGACTCTAATGCGCGATGTTGGTGCGGTAGCTTCGGAAGAGACAATTCATGCGTTAGACAACCTTGGCGATAAGGTTATGGTTGTGTCTGGCATCTTTAACGTTTTCAAGACTAATCTGGCCGAATTGCTTATAAGAGACAGGCTATTCGAGAAACTAACACTGGCGGCACTAGATACCATATCTGGGTTACGTCCACTTATTGAACTCGTGATATACGGCTCAGTTATCTTTCTAAAGTTTGCCAGTGATTTAGCTGGCCCAGTTGTTCATGCCTTCTCTGATGTTATAAAAATTGTTTCAAGCACCGCTGGCGGCATCTCAGGTCTATTTGAAATGATTTCCGCTACAAGTGGGGCCGGTAGGGGCGTTTACAGTGCCATTTTTGGTGAGCAACCAGATATCGCAGAGGGCTACGGCAAAATAAAAAAATCTTTTGATGATATAAACCAATCCTCTCAAAAATTAGGCCAAGATATAGGTATTATAACGAATGCCTTTGTTGATGATTTTAGGAGAATAAGCGAATCAATAAACAAAATCAAACCCGATCTTGATAAATTACTGGACAAGTTCGATTCTCCAGAGACTCGTAAGAAGATAGAGGAACTTTTCAAATTGATAGATGATGCCAACAAGGGTATGGCGTCCTCTGTTAAAGTTACTACCGAAACATTGGCCGAGTTGAGCAAGGAAGAAAAAGATAGGCTCTCTGAAGTAACTAAACATCTCGCCAAGATCAAGATGGCTTATCAGGATGCGATGGATGCTGGCCCAACACTTCTCGGTAACATGAAATTTGAACTTGAAATGGCTGAATATGATCTGAAACAGCTTACGAAAGAGATGGAGGAGCTTGGCCCATCTGATGAAATGCTTGATCGTTATTCTAAACTGAAGGAAACAATTGCCGATCTAAAGCCGAAGATCAAAGAACTTACTGATGAAGAAGAAAAACTTATAAATAAACAGAAAGAACTCAATAAAAAACTTGCTGAGATGAGCCCAAGTGTCGGATTTGAGAAGGCGCTGGAGGAATTGACAAGCAGATTTATAACATTCAAAGATGTATTTATAAACGTCTTCCAGACCATGCAAAATAGTTTTTCTAGCGCAATAGAGGGTATGGTTCTTGAAGGTAAGAGCTTTTCTGACGCCATGAAAGGTTTCTTTGATAGTATAAAAAGAACTTTCATCAAAATGATGGCTGATATGGTTTCTCAACAACTGTTCAGAGCCCTCTTTGGCCTACCTACTGGTGCAGGCCCTAGTGGTGGAGGAGGAGGCTTCTTAGGGGCAGCGTTTGGTGCCGCAGCAGGGGCATTTGGAGGAGGCGGCGCCTCAGCCCCCAATGCCGCTCAGATGTCGGCCACTGCTGCCGCTGGGACTGGTTTAGGTGGATTGGGCGGCTTGGCTGGGATTGGTGCCGCTGGGGCTGGTGGAGCCGCCGGAGGAGGAGTTAATTGGGCCGCTCTAGGCATTGGGGCTGGCGTGACTGGTTTGGCTGCTACGTATTCTGCGGGTTCTAGTGGAGAATTAAGTAAAACAGAGGGGGCCGTTAGCGGTGCTATTTCCGGTGCAGTGACCGGAGCGGCGATAGGTTCTATTATTCCCGGTATTGGCACTTTGATTGGCGCAGGAATTGGAGCTATTGCTGGAGGAGCAATGGGCTATTTCTCTTCCTCCAAAGGCAAATCCGATGCCGCCAAAGCCAAGGGAGAACAAGAACAAGCTCTGGTAGACGCTCAAGAAGAAATTGAGCGCCATAGGAAAGAGGCTGAACAACTGATTATTACGGCCACAAGAACGAAGTTGGGTGGTGGTTTGGCCGATCCAACCGCCGCAGCCATGGTTGGGAATCTATTTTCAGGCGGCATTTCGGCAGAAGAGGTAGAGCAATTCGGTGGTATTCAGAATATTATGGCCCAGAAGGCGGCCATAGAGGCGCTTGCCGGAAATCAATTGACAGTGAATGCCCCTATTAATATCACAGTTGGCTCTCTATCTAGTTCTTATGACGTTAAAATTCTCGCAGAGGATCTAGGTTTCTATCTAGGATCTGCCCTAAGCGGCGCTCTTGGTGGTGGATAATGGCTACAATCCTCGTAAAATATGATGATCTGACCTTTACTGAAACAGTAGAGGGATGGGAAGATTCTTTCCCTAAGAGAATTAATATGATGGCTGTGCCCAAGCGTTGGGGGGGGTTAGTTCAGGAAGTGGCTGTAGGGGATGCGAGAAGGATCTCGCTCAAGGGTAAAATCCAAGAACAAGATGCTACAACTTGTCGCACTACGATAGATAATTTCGCCAAGACATTAAATAGATTCAACAAAAAGTTAAGATTATGGGATGATAGGTATATTTATGCCTATCCTCTAGGATTTCATTGGGGATATGTGCCCGGAACGGCTGCCAAATCTGCGGTATATTCAATAGACTTTATCTGTGCTGATCCGTTCTTTTATCTTGATGCGACGGGATCGGATGTAAGGACGCTGAATAGTTCCGATACTCCCGTTGGATTGGGGAATAGAGCAGAAATATTTACCATTAATAATACCGGCAATATCTTTGTTTATCCAAAAATTGTTGTGGCCGCAACTGATACCATTACCACGGTTATAGTAAGAAATTTGACAACAGGTCGGAACTTCACCTATAGCGGAACAATTTTGGCGGGGACTTCCCTAACGGTAGATTGTGGCTTATTCACGGTAACTAATAATGGTACTGAGGATTTAACGAATTGGTCTGGTAGTTTCTTATGGCTTGAGGCTGGCAATAACTCAATAGAAATTGAAGGCAAGATAGTCGCAACTTATACTTTTACTTGGCTACCAAGAGTATCATAGTTCTTAATGAGTTGATGGTGTGATTTGAGTAGAACGTATGTCCAAAGAGCGGCCACGTCCGACCTATCTACCCAATCAGGAATTAATGATAGAAAATTGCTTGAGGGGACTGAGGGCTCTGGGTCAATAACAAGATCCGTTCCTCATTCGACAACAAATGAGGCTACAGTAGCTTGGTATACTGAATCAAGCGAGCCAAATCTCACGATATGGGCGGCTGGAACATATACCTGTGAAGTCAATGTAACGTCTGCCGGAGCGAGTCTCGATTATGCCGTTAGTTTTAGAAGATTAAATTCTTCCGGTACGCTTCAGGAAGACTTTGGGACTACCGCAGAACAAAGTGGAACTGGAGTAAAGACCTTTTCGTTGTCGGTAGCGGAGAAGACCGTAAGCGCAGGCGATAGACTTGCTGTTGTTCTATTGGTAGATAATTCAAGCGGAAGTGCTGAAAGTTTAACGATAGGGACCGGCACAGCGGATTGTGAAGTTACCGTTCCTTGGGACGTCGCCGTCCCAACGGTTACCGATGTAACCTCAACCTTTGCCAATCTAACCTACGGTATCGGGTCTATTATTCCAATAGTAATTACCTTTTCCGAGGCTGTAACCGTTACAGGTACTCCTCAAATAACATTGGAGACTGGTGCGAGCGATGCCGTAGTTAATTATTCAAGTGGTTCAGGGTCGTCTACATTAGTTTTCCAATACACCGTCTTATCGGGCCATTTCAACAACGATCTCGATTACGTCGCCACGACATCCTTAGTCCTTAATGGTGGTACTATAAAAGATGGTGCGGGTAATGCGGCCACATTGACTCTGCCTAGTCCCGGAGCCGCCGGTTCTTTGGGGGCGAATAAAAATATAGCGGTCGATGGTGTTGTCCCAACTGTCAGCAACGTAACATCCTCAACAGCTAACGGTACTTATGGGATAGGCGCTATAATAGCAATTCAAGTTGTCTTCTCTGAGATTGTAACCGTAACTGGTACACCACAATTAACGCTGGAGACCGGAGCCAGTGATGCGGTAGTTAACTATTCCAGTGGTTCAGGCTCTACCACTCTCGTTTTCAATTACACTATCGCTTCTGGTCATACTAGTGGAGACTTGGATTATGTAGGAACTTCGTCTCTCGCTCTAAACGGGGGAACGATAGTTGATGGCGCTTTACCATCAAATGCCGCCACTCTAACCCTTGCGAGTCCAGGAGCGGCTGGATCTCTAGGGGCGAATAAGGCTATAGTTGTTGATGGGACTCCACCGACAGTTACCAATGTAACCTCAACTGCCGCGAATGGTACTTATGGTGTTGGCGCTTTAATACCGATAACAATTACATTTACCGAAGTAGTAACCGTTACAGGCACTCCTCAATTAACACTTGAAACTGGCTCAAGCGATGGGACGGCGGACTATGCGAGTGGTAGCGGCAGTACAATTCTTACGTTCAATTATACCGTTGGTAGTGGTCATGAGAGTAGTGATTTAGACTATCTTTCTACAAGCGCTCTTGGTCTCAATAGTGGCACGATAGTTGACGCCGGAAGTAACGCTGCAACTCTCACACTACCGACCCCCGGTGCTGCCGGTTCTTTAGGAGCGAATAAGGCCATAGTAATCAATGGCGATAATATCGCCCCAAATGCCATTATTGATCTTATTGCCATCTCCCCCACTACAACTACTATTAGCTTGAGATGGACTGCCCCAGGAGATAACGGCAGTACTGGAACCGCAGACAATTATGACGTTAGGTATTCCACAAATCCAATTACAACGAATGCCCTATTCGCCGTTGCCACTATCGCGCTTGGAGTACAGAGCCCCTCGGTTGCTGGAACCATAGAAGATTTTATCGTTACTGGTCTTACAAACAGTACAACATATTACTTCGCAATTAGAACTTATGACGATAATGGGAACCTAAGTGATTTATCTAATAGTCCATCGGCTACCACATTGGGCTCTAATGAACACATTGTTAGCTCGGATGTAGTAAATAATCCCAATTCGGCAAGACAAGTAACCGTTGATGATGCCCCTCTTACGGCTGTGCCACATGAAGGTATCGATGAGCTTATAGTTCTCGTTGAAGTTACTGGTACACCTGCAACTGGGTTTGTTTATACCGATAAGAGAATTTTGAGTAAGGATTATCAAAGGATTGAATGGGATTACTATCGAGTTGGTGGGGGTGGAGCATTTAGGCTCCTCTTGAGGTCGGATTTCCCAGAACTCTCGGATGCTGTTGAAAATGGATGGGAAGTCCATGTCCGAATCAGACAACAGAAGAATACCAATAAAGTAGCTTTCACAGACGGCATAAGTGTCACCCCTGTAACGCTTTCCGATACTGATTATATAACTTGGTATCGTGGCGTAATAAGATCGGCTACATACGATCAATCCGGCTCAGAACGTATAGTTGATGTTCGTGGATGGGGTTATATCGAACAATTGAACAAAATCTTCGTCCAGAAGAAGTATCCAAAACTATTAACTGTTCGGGAGATCGTAGAGGATATCTTAGTTCATTATATTACTCCATATTCGAGAGTAATTCGTCAACCATCCTCATTCGATCCTACTAATTTTGGACTAGATCAATCTATCTATCAGACTCAGGGCGAACTTCACTTTGAAACTACTGCCTTTAGAGCGTTAAAGACTCTTGCCGAACTTCAGGGCAATATCGAATTCGGAGTGGATGCGGAGCGGAGGTTCTACTGGAAGCAGACTACTACAACAATAGGTCATAATTTCTTTCTTGATCGTGATGGAGTACATTCTCGTTCTGGCGGCAGAACGAATCAGATGGTGAATCAGATCAAGGTAGAGGGAACTCATTGTGGTCCTAGAGAGCATCTGACGATTAGAGGAGACGTAACAGATATTACACGTAGGGGTCTTTATGAGACCGCGATGGAAACACCTCCTTTGTCTCATGTTATTGACGCCTCAAGATGGGCAGATAATATAATCGCCGATAAAAAAGGTAGACAGGACTGGAGAGTTATTGAGTGGCAGGGGGTAGTAAAGAGGCTAGAGAATACACATCCCATTCTGCAAGTACAGTATCGTGATTCTGGCGATATCTCCAACTTTACTCAATACAAAGTAACTAAGATTCACTACATCAAAGGCGGGTTTAGGGGTAGGGGAGAACTCAGAGAGATAGGTAGAACCCGTCAGAATGAGATGATGGATCAATTTGTACTCCGAGCGCAGGTAACGCTTGGAAATCATCCCAAATCGCTTGAGGATGAACTAAACACCCTTAACGAACAAGTTGAGGCGATGAAGTCGAAATGGAAACAATATCGTTATCCAAAGGATTTGACTTCGGGAATAGACGTTACCTCCTATTGTCCTCACCCGATTGATGTTTCTGGTAAAGTTCCAGGCGAGATCAAACATTACCATCCAATTGATATTACCAATCTTAATCTCCCGTATCGAGACATAACAAATTTCGATGTCACTAATGATCCAGTTGAGATTTGGGATCTTACAAATCCTCGCGGCGTCCTTCTAACGTGGCTTGACAAACAATGGACTAAGGTTGCCATCCATCGTACCTTTAATACCCTTCCAACAAGAGGGAAGTATATAGGCGAAACAGTAACGGTCATTACCGATATGACCAATTGCCAATTTGGCAATGATTATCGTTGGACGGGTATCGCATGGGAACAAGTTGTATTCGGTTCTGGTAGTGGTGGCGGTGGGGTAAGCCTTTCCGATTCTGTTCCTACAACGATTCAACCTGACGATACTGCTAGTGCTGGCGTTGGAGGAACAGCCTCTCGATACGATCATCGCCACGCCATTACAACTGCCGTTGCCACAGCCGCAAAAATAGATGATGTCGCGGCAGAAGGAGCGGCCACGAGTTTTTCGAGAAGCGACCATGTTCATTCTGTTGCCGCCGGTTCTGTGGTGGATATTACAAATCTGAATAATGAGGGTACGGCTGTAACCTTCGCCAGAAGTAATCATAGACATCGAGGAATTCTTTCTGTTGGCCTAAAAGGTCAGAGTGCGGTTTATGGTCATATTGATATCACAAACGATTCCTCCGTAAACGTTATAAATACCGGTAATACATTTGAGTTTAGAGCTACTTCCTCGCCATCAATTGGCATTCCGGTAGATATTACTAATGCCAATGCCGAAGGCTCAGCATCTACATATTCCCGTAGTGACCATAGACATAAGGGTATTCTTTCTGCTGGGATAACTGGTCAGGAGGCGGTATATGGTCATTTTGATATAACAAATAGTGGTCCCATAAGAATTACAAAATCGGGCAATACATTCGTCTTCGGCGCTGTTGTACCATTAGGCGATTTTGTTTATGTCTTCACTGGTCCCATTAATATTTCTCAGAACACATTCATTCCAGTATTGACTCGTAGGGATTCATCTAGTGCCAACAGACTGGACGTCTACCTAAGAAGCGCACCAACTGGAAGCAGCGCAACGTTTACTGCCAAGAAAGATGGATCATCTTTTGGCGTTGTTACTGTTCCTGCCGGTGGATTAAGCGGGTCAACCGTTCTCTCACCCGAAGTTACTCTTGAAGCTGGCTCGTTGATTACATGGGAAATTACATCGATAGGTTCCATTTCTCCGGGAACAACAGCCACAATGATTGTGAGAACCTCCGGTAGTGTTGGGTCTACTGCTCTACCGGGAGTTGAGAGACAGAGTATTGAGGCTATTTCTCAAACAGTTCCGAATACAACTTCTGAAACTACTACCTTCACGAAGACCGTAACGGCTAACTCAATGGGAAGCGATAGAGCTTTAAGGATGTCGATGCCGTATAGACTCGCCTCAACTGTAACTCCGACCTGTACTATTAGAGTCAAGTTTGGTGGGACGACTATAGCCACATTTGTCAATAACCCGCAGGGGGGTGATGCCACAGCCTTTTCCAGAGGATATCTTGAGGTCTTTATTGCCAATAAGACACAGACCTCACAAAGAATTTGGGCTAGGAATAGTTTTGATAGGTCTTACGCTACCGATTCAGGAACAGCTATAACTACTGGTGGAGCGGCTCTCCAAGAATATGAGGTTTTTAATTCATCCTCAATCAATACCGCTCAGGATCAGACGCTATCTATTACGGCCGAATGGAGCAGCGCGCCGAATAGAGATCCTAGTTTTGATATGCTTTATGGCGTAGTGGAGGTAATTAAGTAATGGATATCCCAAGGACATTGACCGAAAATGATCCGACAATAGATTATCTAAATTCTCGCACAAGACTTGATATTCTTGTAGGAATTTTGGATCAAGAAAGGAATTATCTGCTTCAACTTCTTGAAGAATACGGACACGTTACAAGTTGCTCGAAAATGTGTAATAGGTGTATGCAATGTGATTGTGGCCTTGAAGTGCGCATTAATTCATTTATAAAAGGAAGGTTGGGTAAGTAAATGACGAGTCCGGCTATATTTGAGTCTGGAAGTTACTTCAGAGAAACGTCTTTGGTTACCACCACGGCCACGATAGTCACCGACTTTCGCGCTGTGGCGGTAACGAGTGCGGGCTGGAGTGAGCCCTCCGCAAACTTATTCAAATCCCCTGTTGATGCGAATAGTCGCTTTATGGATATCCTCTTAACGGAGATCAGCACGACCCGCCTCGGTTGGAGGGTGCGAGATCAAAACGCAGTGACTATTTGCGATAGAGCCTTCGATATTGGGGCCTCAGTGACGATGAACTATTTCATCGGTCAACATTTCGCAGTTGTAACAAACATTACCGGTGCAGAACTCGGACAGGCGTTCATGTTATCTCTGGAGCCAGAGAGCCAAACGGTCCATGCGAATTATACTGTAGCTACGGCCTCCCGATCAAGCGCAGGTACGGGAGATTCTAACGGGGATAGCGTAGGGGAATATTTTGCCATAGATAACGTGGCGGCTGCGGTACAAAATCGTCTGATTATTCATAACTCTAACGCTGTAATCATTCCCTTGATAAACTTCTCTGGGGCGCTCAGGTATATCCCATGTGTTTCTCAAGCTCTTTTCGACGCAACCAATCGCAGAGTCCAAGGAGCACTTTATAATGCCGTGTTAGTCGATTCCGGCCAACTTTTCGCCAGTCTACATACCATTAGTATTGGGGATGCTGGAGAGACAGGGGATTTTAAGGTTCAGCCACTCGTTACGATTCAAGGCATTCGTATGGCCGTCAGAAAGGGAACTACAGTATGACAAAGAGCGGAATCAATCAAATGGTGGCGGATAGGATTACGCATGGATTACTAGATGACTATACCGGCAATCCGGTACTCGCTATGAAAATCGCACAACGGTTCTCGGCGTGGACTATGGAATATGAGAAGGGGTATTTTTATGCCCATGTTGCCGATGGGAAGTTGGAGAAGGGCGGATATGAACGGATAGGCAAAGCGGGGGCTGATGACTTTTCAACAGCCTTGGTACTCGCGGCGCTTAGGGTACTACCCGGAAACGTACAATTGGGTGGAGTTGAAATTCCAGTAGTAATGGGACAATGAAGAATCGATATTTGGTGTTTGATGGTTGATATAATTACCCCATTCAGTGTTTTGGCAAAAGTAGCAACTACAAACAATAGTACGAGGCTTTTCGCACTCAATACAACCCCGTCACCAGATGCCGCAACGGCCTTTATGTGGGCGATCTCTACTGGAGTTAAAGTAACATGGTTTTTCATTACCGGACATGGCTTCTTCAGAATAACATGGGGAATGTTCGGTTCGATATATACAAAAAGCGGTAATAGTGTAAGGCTTCTCGGCCTCAATACAACACCTTCGCCGGATGCCGTAACAGATTTTATGTGGATTGTCAGGCCGATTGTTAAAGTTACCATTACGCCAAAAGGTGGTAGGTTTGAACAAATCGACCCGAATATAATCACAACACTAAAGACATACGGGGAGTTCCTCTAGCCTCTTCTATAAGATATGGTTGATTTGAGCATTATTGTTGGGACATTAAACAGGAAACAACAATTCCTCTCAATGCTCAATAGCGTAATAAGGCATACAACTGTCCCTTGGGAGATGATTGTTAGTGATGCGGGCGATATAAGACTCGAACTCCAAGATGTTCCTAGAAATATCAAGATTATAGAAGAGAATCCTCGCCTTGGACATATAGCAGGATACAATAAGGCGTTTGAACTTGCGGAAGGGAGATGGGTGATATGGCTGAACGATGATGTTGAGGTCCAGGAAGGCTGGGCTTTTGAGGCGGTAAGGATGATGGAGAGGAATAAATGGATAGGTATTGGAGCCCTATATTGGGCCAATCAAGGGATGTCCGGCTATAGAGTTGATTGGTATCAGGGGATGCCATATGCCAATTTTGGGATTATAAGTAGAGAATTCGGGAATACGATTGGATGGTTTGACGAGATTCTTTACTTCTATGGCGGTGACAACTCCATTGCCTTCAGGTCGTTTTTGGCTGGAAGACCAGTAATCCCAATTCCATCGGCTAGAGTCCTCCATAAGCCCTTCGCGGATAGGATTAGGACTCAAAACGAATCACATCAACCTCATGATGCGGCTAAACTAATGGCTAAATATGGACCGTTTCTCAAGGATATGCAAAAGGTCCATGAGAGGTTCAAGTGTCACGAGATCCTATAAGAATCCATTGCGGCGCGGGCACGGTCTATCTTAAAGACTACTTGAACATCGATCTTAAATCGTCCAGGTGCTTTCTATCGAACGATAGGCCGGATCTTGTCGAAAAATACATAACCGATGAACAACATTATTATTCCCGCCACGATATTGGACAGAATGACTTTCTTGTAGGGCCTAAGAACGATGAATACGTGTGCGATGCCTATGGTTCATTCTTAAACCTGCCAGTTAAAGCTAAATTGGCGAGCGAACTCCTCGCTAGACAATCATTTGAACATCTATCAATTACAGAGGCCAGACTGGCCTTGAAAGAAATGAATAGAGTTCTTGACTATGGTGGAGTTCTTAGAATCGATGTACCAGATCATGAAGAAACATTGAGGAAGTTCGTCTCTACCTCAAATGAATTCTATATTCGTCATCTCTTGGGACCGAGAAACAGTGATTATGGATACCATATGATGAGCTACGTTAAGGATGGACTTATCCGTTTGATAGAAGAATATGGATTTTTGTATATGATGGAAGAGAGAAACATTCATTGCTATCCAGCGATGATGCTTCGTTTTGGGAAGGCCAGCGATGTTTGAGCGAGCTTATTTGATCGAATTGAAGTCACAAAAAACCGATAGTGGCGTCTTAACTATTGTCGATGGTCATCCATTCCAACCACAAAGGGCGTTCTGGATTGAAGGCTTAAAGAAAGATTCGGTCAGGGGGAACCATGCGCACAGAGAGTTGAAACAATTGGTGATATGTATGGAGGGTCATCTCCTCGCTGATATCTTGACTCCGAATGATGTTGAACATACAACCTTTGCGATGGACTCAGTGAATAATAGATATCTTTATGTTCCACCCATGAATTGGTTGGGCATCTGTTATTGCGAGATTGAGACCAAGATCCTTGTTTTGGCCGATGCCCCCTATGACGAGTTGGATTATATCCGGTCTTTTGATGAATTCAAATCTTATGGAAGTACCATTCAATAATATCAGCCCCCATCTCCTTCTTGATGAGGATTTTATTAGGACGGCGATGGATGAAACTTTTGAATCTCGGGATTTCATCCTTGGCAGCAAGGTAAAGGAATTTGAGACCGCATTTGCAAGGACCGTTGGATTGGATTCCTACGGTATTGGAGTGGGGAACTGCACTGATGCCTTGGAAATTGCCCTTAGAGGTTGTGGGGTCAAAGCTGGTCATGGCGTAATGACTCAGGCTAATAGCGCCGCAGCGACAGTATCGGCAATTCTGACCATAGGCGCTAATCCGATATTTGTTGATGTTGAAATAGATGGTTTGCTAGACCCAAATAAGATAGTCAGTGATGATAGATTGGATGATTGTTATGCCATTATGCCGGTTCACCTTTATGGACAACGATTTCAAACCAACTTTTTGCGTCAATTAGTAGGATACAATAAGATCATCATTGAAGATTCCGCTCAAGCCGCTGGCACTAGCAAGGAACTCTCGTTAAGTAGTGATGCGGCCTGTTTCTCATTCTATCCAACAAAGCCTTTGGGCGCTCTTGGTGATGGTGGGATGATAGTGACTTCCTCAGAGTTCTGTGCCGAGAGATTTAGAAGGCTTAGGGATTATGGTCTTAATGATTCATATGAACAAATCTACCCGTTTGGCAGAAATAGCAGATTAGACGAGATACAGGCGGCAATTCTTCTGAAGAGGATGAGTAATACTCAGGAGGCAACAAACCAACGCTTTAAGATCGCTGAAAAGTACCATAATGTGCTAAAAGAAGAGTTGCTTCATCGTATCCTTGACCAATCATGTAATTATCATCTTTTTACAGTAGTAGTTGATAACCGTTCAAGAGTAATCAGAGAACTCAAGGAAATGGGTATTTGTACAAAAGTTCATTATCCGACAATGGCCTCAAGACAGTCCTATAGTTTTTCCGCTAAGAGACTCCCAATGACGGGCTGGTTGACCGAGCGTGTTCTATCAATCCCTTGTTGGTATGGGATGACGGAAGATGAAGTTCAATACGTAGCAGAATCCCTAAACAAAGTGGCATCGTGCAATAGGGTTTTGCCATGCTTAAAATAGCCTTTGTTGATACCTATTATCCTGCGGTCTTGAGATACTTCATTTGTAATTTCGACAAGTATCCCGACAGATTGTCGGGATTAATATCGCTTAAATTTGGCACAGCGGACTATTATTCCGAAGCATTTAAGAGTTACGGCTATGATGCGATAGATATCATCGGGAATGATACCGTTGGTCAGAAGCTCTATATGAAAGAACGTGGATATTCCTATTCCCATGATGAGGATACCACAGTAAGGCAAGTTCTTGATTACCAACCAGATATATTATACTGTCAGGATCTTAGCTTCTTTACCATATCCCATCTAAAATACTTTAAGCGTATGGGTGTCAAGGTCTTAGCTGCTCAACATAGCTGCCCATGGGCAGGCGATGACAGGATTGGAGCCTTTGATGTGATTTTTACATCCTTTCCTCATTATTTGCCTAAAATCGAGGCTTTGGGTGTTAGAAGTGAGTTTTTGCAGATAGGCTTCGGCGGGGAATGCCTGCTAGACGCTCTAGGAGTCAATTCTAGCCATTTTCGTGACAAAGACGTATCTTTTGTGGGTGGTGTCAATTCTAGGGCCTTAAATGGCAACTGTGGACGTTCTGAGGGTCATTGGCAATCCGGGACTGAGTGTTTAGACCTTATAGCCAAGGAAATTCCTACTTTCAAATGGTGGGGCTATTCTATAGGAAATGAATTAACTGAAGACCTCTTTAGAACTTACCAAGGTGAGGCTTGGGGACTAGATCAATATAAGATATATAGTTCTAGTAAAATTGTGGTCAACAGGCACGGTGAGATCGCGGCTGGATATACCAATAATATGAGGTGCTTCGAAAGCACAGGATGTGGGGCAATGCTAATGACTGAACTCAGTAAGAATATCAATGATTACTTCGAGGTTGGTAAGGAATGTGTAACTTATGCCAACAAGGACGATTTAATTGACAAACTGAAGTATTATTTAGCGCATGATGATGAAAGGAAGATTATCGCGGAAGCTGGTCATAAGCGGACTATGAGAGATCATACCTACAAAAATATCCTCAAGAGTGTATCTGACACTTTCAATAGGATGGTTTGGTGATTATCTTCGATGTAAACGACAACAGCCATCCGTATCTATGGTGCGATAGTTGTTACCATGACTATGAGTTCATTGAGGAACAATACCCGATGTCAGGGACGGATCTGATTGAGATCGTGACCGACTTCATAACGGATCATAGACACTGTGGGAGTATTAAACGTGAGCTATACGGAACTTAAAACCAAGGAAGAGATTGAAGAAGCGGCTAAGATGAGCAACGCTTGGCAAGACGCCTCCATTCCACAGAAGCAATGGGATATATCAGTTGCTAAAGAATTGGTCAAGATTGATGAGGGTAAGTATTACGAGGTGCCACCATTCAGAGCATTTGCAGATTCACTATACCCGATAAGAAAAGAGCCAATTAATAATGTCCTTGAGGTAGGAGCATCTAGTGGGTACTACGGTTATCTTATGGATAAATTAGGCTATGGGCATTACGACTATAAATGGGAATATACCGCGCTAGACTATTCCAAAGCATTCAAGAAGTTTGCGGAGGAAAAATTCCCCGGGATCAAGTTTGATATTGGAGATGCGCTAAATCTGCCGTATAATGATTGTTGGTTCGATTTGGTGATTTCAGGTTGTTGCATGATCCATCTTTTCGATTGGAAGAGAGCTATACGGGAAGCAGTAAGAGTCTCAAAAAAGTATGTAATGTTCCATAGAACTCCTTTGCTTACGAATACAACAACAAAGTTCTTTACCAAGGAGGCATATGACGTGCCGTGTCTTGAGATATGGTTTGGAATGCAGGAGTTCTATAAGGAACTTGAAAAGAATTGCTTGAGGGTGATTAATAGAAATATTGTATTCGAGTATCAACATCAGGAGTTTGGAACTTATGGTCATTATGCCATCATGACAGTGAAACTATGAGGCATTATACAACGGTCTTTGATGACTATTATGCGCCTAAAGCTCTAGCTCTATATGACTCCCTTTGCAAGCGCAGTAAGAGTAACTTTGTAATTCATGGTTTATGTTTGAACGACGAAATTACTGGCAAGATTGGTGAGATAAGCAGGACAATTGAAGGCAACGGACTATTCCTAGTTACTCCGTACTCTCAGTTTGAATCCTCTCAAATGAAGCTCCTCAAGAAATACAGATCGCATAGAGATTTCTGTTGGGGGCTGGCGAGTTTATGGACTCATGATGTGTCTGAGAAGGAAGTTGCTTATGATGACATCACATATTTGGACTCTGATACATTCTTTTTTAATGATCCAGAGCTAGGATTCCGAGGATTTAACGGGGATGTTGCAGTAGTTCCTCATAGATTCCTAAAGGAAGATGAGGTTAGACTTCTACCAAATGGGGTCTTTAATGTTTCTTGGGTGACTTTCAAGAAGAATAAAACTGGACTAGGTATACTCTCCAATTGGGCCTATAAGGTTCTCGAATATTGTGGGACTGAGCGCGGTCAGATGGGAGACCAATTCTATCTTGATTCGTGGCCGGATGAACTTGGCAATAGGCTTACTATTCTTCCAGACGGAGCCGGGAATGGTCCTTGGCATATTAGGGGTTATAATACTGTGTATGATAGGGATAAGGATACGATCTGGATATTCAGGATTAATGAGGATGGCGGATTCCCATTGGTGATGTACCACGGCCACGAACATAGACGTAAGAATAATCCGTCTTTTAGAACCGGCTATCCTCTAACGCCAGATGTAATCAAATATATCTATGAACCCTATGAAGAAGTATTATATAATTACGAGATGAAGATGTTTGGCAAATTGGTTGGAGAGAAATGTAGATGAAGATTTATGAGATTGATTGGCCGGAACTCTCAAGGTTGGGCTATTGTGGGGATAAAGTCCATTCTGGTCTAAGATTGAGTGGTGAGAAGATAAAGGATATTGAGAAAGCCGACGCAATAATTGTCCCGCTATCGCCAAGAGAAACTGACTCATTGACCCCTGCGCTATGGACAAAAATTATTGAATATTATGGGATAGATGAGAGACGGTTTGTGTCATACGATTGCAGCGATTTTGAATTCCAAACTGATAAATATCCTAATGGAATGTTTATTAGATGCAATCTTAAGGGTTGGATGAAGCGCAAAATGCCAGTTAGTATTCCTTGGAGTTGGCCCGTAGAAGATTTCAAGAATTGTGTCTCAATTCCAGATGGAGGGTTCAAGAAGGATGTTGGATTTCATGGCTGGTTGAGCAGCAACGTTAGAGTTAATGCTACGGATAGTGTTAGAAATAGGTTTGGAGATGAAGCCGATCTAGCTTGCTATAAGGAATTTTGGGGCTATACAGAGCGCGACGATCCGGCATTGGCGAAGACTAGACGCGAAGGGTTCGTAAACAGCATGAAACAATGTCGTCTTCAATTAACACCAGCTTCAATCCATAATGTGTATCCATATCGATTTTGGGAGGCCATGTCCGCAGGTAGAGTTCCTGTGCTATTCTGCGATGATTATGTGGCACCATTTGCAGATAAGATCGATTATGGCTCCTGTACGATCCGTTATGGCGTGCAAGATTCAATCAATGCTGGTAACCTTATCAAACAATGGCTAAGAGATCATACCGATGAACAGATCATTGAAATGGGTAAGAGGGGACGGGAATACTTCGAGAAGTGGCTGTTCAGAGATAAGTGGCCCGATCTGATGACACTGGCAGTAGAAGAAAAGCTAAAGTCCGAAGGGCTATTGAAGTGAAGGATGCCCCGGAACTAGATCATACCAATATCGTTTTGACTCGTGAGATTCTCCGCAATCTTTACCGCGATACCAAGGCCGGAGAAACTTTGTATATTGATATCGATGGATTAGAGCTTGATGTTGCAAGACGACTAGCCGAGGAGTACGGCTTCATATACGAATTTTCTCTTATTAATGAGCATCAAAGGTTGCTCTATTTTAAGAAGGTAAAGTGTGTAGATAGGTGGGAATATTCAATCAAAGAAGAGATTCCGAAAGAATGGAATTGTATTGATGTAGGCTGTGGGCCTAATCCTTGGCCTAGAGCAAATATCATAGTAGATTGCTATGATAAGTTTGCTGGCGATAGATTGCCGGATCAAACATTCGTCAAGGCTACTGTTTGCGAAACGATGCCATTCAAAGATAAAGAGTTTGATTTCGCCACCGCGTTTCATATCTTTGAGCATCTTAACGATCCAGAAGCCGCTGCTGGAGAGTTAAGTAGAATTGCCAAGGGGGGCGTAGTAGAGTGTCCGATGCCGTGGAAGGATGGTTTATTCCTCTTTGGTGAACAGGATCATAAATGGTTTGTACTGCCGCCGAAAAAGGATGAAATCTTATATTTCTATCCAATAGATCATGATCTATATTCAAGCCTCTTCGACCAAGAAGCCTATGGAGCAATCTATCGGACATATATTGGTAACCGTAATAATATCGGAGATCAGGCAATATTGAGGAATTACTACTCCAGAGTGGAGCCTAAACTCAATATCATTCATCGTTGGGAAAAAGAATTGAAGGTGAGGGTTTTGAAGTGAATGTCGTTGTCCCTACCTGTTATTCTTATCGTGATACAGTAGTCCCGTTTTATAGGCTATTTAAGAAGTTCTGGCCTGATTGTAAATATGATCTATGGTTTATATCGGACCATAAAGACAATACAAAAGAACCAATAAGTACCGTGATACTCGGTAGGGACTTGGGGTGGGCAGGTAATCTATTAAAGGGGTTAGAAGTTCTTACGGGTGAAGGAGCAGACGAAGAGGATAATTATGTTCTTCTTATGCAGGATGATTTCTTCATCTGCGACGAAGTAGATAGCGATGGAATTGAGAATGCACTTGAGTTTATAAAAGCCGATACCAAAAGGGTTTGTGTAAGACTTTATCCGTGCCCAGGACCAGATGGAGAATATAACTATTTGCTAGGTAGAATAGCCAAGAGCGCCGATTATAGGGTCTCCTGCCAAGCGGCGATATGGAGAGCCGATGTCCTAAAAGACATACTAAGCAATGTAGGGGTCTCGGCGGCATCATTCGAGATCGAAGGAACATTAAACAGACCAGAAGGCGAGTTTTACAGTCTTTATAGAGACAAGAAGTATGTGCTGTCGTATATATGCTCCGCCATTACTAGAGGTCAATGGAATCCCGACGCCATTGAGCTTTGCATTAAGAATGGTATTCCGATAGACACTTCCCTAAGAGGAATTTTATCCTCCAAGTAAAAGTAGGAGGAATGATATGGAAAGTGAGAATAATGGGAATAAATGGTATGACGGCAAAAGGGTTGTTTGGGCGCTTTTTTCTCTTGTTGGCTTTCTCTTGGGCTCTGGGCTGGCGACTGTCTGGACCGATATTCGCGGGCATGATATTCGTATACGCAATCTTGAAATTATTACCGCACAACATTCTACTGCCTATGCAGAGATAATTAGGCGGCTTGATAGGATTGAACAGAAACTAGAACCCAAACATTAATTTTATAGGAGGATGAGTTATGGATCTGAGTAAGATGAGTTGGAAGACGACGCTGTGTGGCGTACTGGCGCTATTCTCGTCGCTATCGGCATTGGTTCTAATGCCGCTGTTGGACAGTGATCCCGCAACGAGTCCTAGTTGGATGGCGTTCTTCACCGCCGCTTCGGGCGCGGTAGGGCTACTGTTTAGTAGGGATAATGACAAGCGATCTGAAGATGTAAACGCGGGTAAGTAAGTGAATCTAGCGGCGGTACTAGGACGTTTTGTTGGAGCTGTCCTTGCGGAATGTGGGCCGGTTATAGTGGAGATTATAGCAAATGCAATCAAACTGTCTACGACGAACACTGTTGAGGATGGCGCTATTCGGGATGGTCTTAGGGAGCGCCTCCTTTCTAGGTTGCACCCACGTCCGAACGATCCTAGTACCGTACGGGGAACCGGTACGCCTTCGGGAGACCCTGAAAAACGTTAAGGTATGGGTAGTAGATAAAGATGGGAAGGAAGTTGAGGGTGTAGTTGATTTGGCCGAGGGCTGGTTCTGTCTTCCCGATACGAGAAAATAATGGGCATTTTCAAAGAGGCCATTGACATGCTATCCGTTCCCCCAGAGATAAGACGAACTCTTGGGAAAATGGCCTTTGAAAGTTCCGAATTGGACCTTATCAAACGGGCTTGCGAAGAAATGGGGCTCCAGTATCAATCTCCGGTCTGGATCGGGATAGATAGTGTGGCTCACCTTGGGATTCCAAGTAAGAAGGTTGCAATCGCGCTGATTTACGCCGATCAGATTGACTCTTGTAATAAAAAAATAGAATCATGGGGGAATTACGGTTGGTCTTATATTCCGATTACCCGTAGGGCTATAAGAGGTCGTGGGTTTGACGGAATCAAGAATGATCTTGCAGAAGTAATAGGTAATTTAAGGAAGAAGAAGAGTGGCAGAAAAGCCAATTAAGACTCTTTGGGTCGCGTCCTGCGTTCACATTGGAGCGTTCGATCAAGCTGAAGATGATTTTGCTATATATCTAGCTCTTGCCAAGAAGAATAATTGGGATATAGCTTTTATAGGAGATATGTTAGATTTCGGCGTTGCATGTGGTACGAAGCATATTGGTTCTGTATTTCAGAATGCTTTTGGCCCACAAGCCCAATTGGATAAGTTTGTAGAACTAGTAAAGCCACTCCGTAAACAAATTATAGGGATCTTCAAAGGTAACCATGAGCGTAGAGCTTTCAATGCTGTAGGACTTGAGGTGGCTAAGATCATCTCTAATGAGCTTGATGTACCGTATTATGGCGCCTCAGGAGTTATTCCGTGGCGAGGTTTGAATGTGTTTCTTTCTCATGGGGCCTCTAATGGAAGATTTACAGATTTCGAGAAGATCGTGAAAATGCGCGATGATTTGGATGTGATTGTCCTCGGGCACACCCATGAACTAAATCATTTCCAACTGCGCAAGTTTGATAGCAATGGAGAATCAAGATTGATTGAATGTGCTAGGGCTGGTAGTTTCCTAGACAATTCAGAATATGCCAAGGAAGCTCTTTATCCGCCAACTCCTATCGGCTCTATTCTACTTGAAAAATATTCTAATGGCGTTAATGTAAGGGTTGGTATAATTGGTGTTTGATTTTGCGTTGAGAGTTTCATATGGCTACACTAAGCAAGTGCTCTATTTGTGGAGTACAGTTAGTAGATTCCAAGACCCAGATTTGTTCCAAGGAATGTTCTGAGAGTATTGAAATCCTAGAGAAGTCCCTCATCAAGCAAATCACAGACCATAAAAATACAGAAGACAACAGGATCTTCTTCTACGATATAGGACTCGGCCAGCTAATAGATATTTATACCATCTTACTGATAAGATATATCCATCAGAATGAGGTTGATAGATACGAGACAGACTTCCAACTGGGGAAGATCAGGGACGGAGTTTTATCCAAGATCAATCGCTCAGCAAGATATCCCGAAATGAAGAAACACATTGCCAAACTCACAAAGGATATCTTCCATGTCAACTTTAAGATGTGGCGCAATAGGAATCGAGTACAGGATCGTAAGCTGCCAGACATAGAGCGTCAAAAGTGTGCCCTTGAATACTTTGATTCGAGTTATGATAGGGATCTTATCAGACAATTGGCCGATGCTTCAATTGATGGTAGAGCTAAAACGGTAAGAATCTATGGAAAGTAATATAAATATCCTAATTACTGGCGGTTATGGCTTTGTGGGTTCTCATGTCTATGACTATCTCAAGATCCGTGGCTATAAGAACGTCTTCAGGTTTAGAAGCTCAGAGTATGACCTTGAGGACCCAAAGGCCACAGATGCCGTTGTAGGTCACTATACCCCGGACATCATTATACACCTTGCCGCCAAATGCGGCGGAATAGGGGCAAATATGAGAGCCCCAGGGGCATTCTGGCGGGATAACCTATTAATGGGCATCAATGTGCTAGATGCTGCCAAGAATTATGATGCTAAAGTGGTGTTTGTGGGTTCAACTTGCTCATATCAGAGAGATGAAAAAGTTCCATTCAAAGAGGAGAATCTCTTCTATGGTATGCCGGAAGAAACAAATGCTCCATATGGGATAGCTAAATTGTCATTATTAATGGGTTGTTTGGCCTACTTTAAGCAATATGGAGTTGAGAGTACATATCTGGTGCCAACTAACTTGTTTGGTCCAGGTGATAACATGAGTTTAGAAACATCCCATGTCATTCCGGCATTAATCCGAAAGTTCCATACCGCCAAGGATAATGGTAAAAATACAGTCGAACTTTGGGGCGATGGCTCTCCAACAAGGGATTTTCTCCTAGTAGACGATTTCGTTGAGGTATTGGAAGAGGCACTATACTTTACCGGGAGTCCATATCCAATAAATGTTGGGACTGGGGCACAGGTCAGCATTAAAGAACTCGCAGAAAAAATTAAAACTATAGTAGGTTTTAATGGAGATATCGTTTGGGATATATCAAAGCCCAATGGTCAACCGGCAAGAGCGCTTGATATCACTAGGGCTGGTAGGTGCTTGGGATGGGCCCCCAGATTCTCCCTCGATTACGGCCTGAAGAAGACTTACGATTGGTTTGTTTCTAATGCAGATCGAAGCGTCTCCAGTCTGGTCTAAGCTAGTCATCGAATCCTCTGAATTAAGACACAAGCTAGATCAACATCTCTCTTGCGTGATACCCGGGATACAATATTCACAAAGATATCGCATGGCGAGAGGAACTTGGGATGGTAGACATCATTTCTATAGCGTCAAGACCGGTCAATTTCCTACTGGCCTAATGAACTACGCCACAGAGATCGTAGGCGATATTCCAATAATCGATGATACGTTAGATACGTACTCAGACGTTAAAAGGAACGCCATCATAAAGGCGAATGATATAGAACTCATTGGAATTAGGCTAGCTGAGTTTCAAAGACAGGCAATCCAGAACGCTACCATAAAGTCAAGAGGAGCCATCCTCTTGCCCACAAACTCGGGCAAGACCGAGGTGTGCGCAGCATTGGTGGAGTGTTATAATCTCCCTACGCTATGGCTGGTGGATCGGAAGGAATTGCTCTATCAATGCTCAGAACGTTATTCTTTGAGAACTGGCAAAAAAGCTGGAATATTCGGGGATGGTAAGAACATAGAGTCTGAGAGCCTAACAGTGGCAATGGTTCAATCTCTTCACGCCCTGATGTATACCAAGAAGAAGGCGTGGTTGAACAAGTTCAAGGTGCTATTAGTAGACGAAGCCGCCCATGCCCAGAGTAATTCGTGGTATTCACTTTGTCTGGCGTGTGATGCCCCATTTAGATTCTCATTGACTGGTAGTCCACCTAGAGAACGGCTGAAGCTGTTCAAGATGTTCGCCGCGACAGGAAGCGAAATCCTTCAGGAGCGTAAGAATGCTCATAATATTGAGTCAGGTTGGAGCGCAAAGCCAAAGATTCATCTTTATTGTTTGAATTACGAGCCTAACAATTTGCCATATCGTCAAGCCTATGACGCCATGATTCGGTATAATACTAAATATTCGTCTCTTATAGCGACTCAAGCCTACGATTGGTACAAAAGAGGGAAAAGGATACTTATTTTGGTCGAAAAAATCAATCAGGGTCGTCTAATAAGCTCAGAGCTGGAGAACAAGGGAGTAAGGAATTTGTTCCTACATGGTCAAGCGGAGAGTGATAAGAGACGAAGTGGAATAGAAAAATTCAGGAATGGCGAGGTAAAGGTCTTGGTGGCTAGTAAGATCCTATCCGAAGGGGTCGATATCCCAGAAATAAACGTTCTTATCCTTTCAGCCGGTGGCCTAAGCCACGGACAACAGCTTCAGAGGATCGGTAGGGCTTTGAGAAAGAAAGGCGGGGACAATACCGTTGATATCATTGATTATATTCATTCCGGTAACAAATATTTAGCCAAACATTCTGTCGAGCGGATTGAGCTTTATAAGAGGGAAGGCTTCGAGATCGAGTGGTGTGGTGAGGTGGGGATGAGATGAGTCAGATTAAAGATCGTATTATACTTGATCTATGTGGAGGTACTGGCGCTTGGAGCAAACCATATACCGAGGCCGGTTATGATGTCAGAGTTATTACATTGCCAGAGTGGGATGTAAGAGAATATGTTAAATATCATGACCACGATCCGGGAGATATTTATGGCATATTGGCCGCTCCGCCTTGCGACCACCTCAGCGTCAGTGGGGCACAATATTTTAAGATAAAGGATGCTGACGGTAGGACCGAGGAGGCATTGGAGATCGTTGATGCGTGTATTGATTTGATTGTTGATCTAAATCCTAATTGGTGGGCACTTGAGAATCCTGTAGGAAGACTTCGTGGGCTGCGCGGGCATGTTCTTGGTGATCTATCCGGCACGGAAGATGGTGCACCAACATTGATTTTTGATCCATGCGATTATGGCGATCCATATACAAAGAAGACGCTCTTATGGGGTCGCTTCAATTTACCAATTAAACAGCAAGTTGCACCTGTACGCTCATGTCCGCAAGGATCATGGCTACAGAGATTGGGGGGGTAAAAGTGAAAAGACAAAAAGACTCAGATCGATTACTCCCCCAGGATTCGCAAAGGCGTTTTTGAGAGTAATAGATAGTTCTTATAAAATAATTACAGTGGGGAGAAAGAATGCCGTCCAGTAAGACCTTTACAAAGGAATTCAAGGAAACAGTTTTATCCTGTCTCGTTCAGGATAAGAACTTTCTTAGAGAAGCGCATTCTGTTCTAAAACCAGAATACTTTGAACAACAAAACTATGTCCTAGCGGCTGAGGGGATATTCAACGCCTATAAGCGCGATGGTTATCCGCCATCAAGGACCGGTCTGTTAAATGATCTGGTAAACTCATTAATCAAGGCCAATAAGGTTAAAGATAAGGCCCAAGAATCCTCTCTCGCTCTACAACCCGCTCAAGAATTAATATCGAGGATTTATCAGCCATTAGAAACGACCGTTAAAGACGTCAAGGACGAATTCCTGCGGTACTGTCGCACCAAGGAAATGCAATCTACTGTAGTAGATGTTTATAAGCGCCTTGAAGCGGGGGATATAGATCATAACGAGGTTTTGGGCTCTATTAGACAAACCTATCTGAGAACTAATACCCATCAGGATGTGGGAATAGAATTCTTCAAGAAGATTAGTGATCTACCAGCCATTCTAGCCAAGAGCCGTTCCAGAACATTCACGATTGGCATACCGGCAATGGATAGAGTAATGAAGGGCGGTATGAGTGCCGGTACGCTGACCTCGGTGATCGGTAGGGCTAAGGGCGGGAAGTCAATGTTTCTTTTGAATACCGCATATCATAATCTTCTTAGAGGAATGTCGGTAGTTGTCTTCACTTTGGAAATCTCCGATAAGAAGTGGGGATTTCGAATGGCATCTCGGATCTCCGGCGTTCAAATGGACGAGCTATCGGAGAAGATTGACTTGGTAATGGATCAGTGTAATAAGTTCGAGAGGAATCATAGGGGTAAGCTAATCATCAAGGAATATGCCACCTCGTCTGTTACAGTAGATAGTCTAAGAAGCTATTTGTATTACATCGATAGCATGAACGGGTTTAAGCCGGATGTGATCGTGGTTGATTATGCCGATCTTATAAGAGCCAATGCAAGGAATATAGATGAGAGATTTATCCAGAAAGTCGTTTATGAGGATCTAAGGGCTCTATCGGCAGAATTCGATTGCGCCATAATTACCGCTACACAGTGTAATAGGCAGGCGGTTGATAAGCCAGTAATCAACATGAAGGATATTGCAGAATCATTCTCCAAAGTCCAAATTTCTGATAATATCTTTACAATCTGTCAGACCGACGTTGAAGAAGTAGAGAAAAGGCTCAGGATTTATTTCGCAGGCTCAAGAGAGTCTGCTACTGGGCTTATTATCCCGATGAGGGTAAATTGGTCTTCGTGTTACATGAATGAGATAGACGAGAAGAAAGAACTGGCGTTTAATGAGGCTATAGTTGGCAAGAAGAAGATTGGTGGAGATTATTTCTAGTGGACCCTATGACTGAGCATTACAGGCAACAGTTTATTGTATATTTTAATTATTTTATTTCTGTAACTACACTGGCTTTATTTTTCACTCTCATAATCATATTTATTTCCGCCATGAAGAGGAGACGATGAAGAGAGCCCTGATATTCGGCGTGACTGGGCAAGACGGAAGTTATTTGTCAGAGTTGTTACTGTCAAAAGGATACCAGGTACACGGAGTAATGAGACGGGCATCGACGTTCAATACTTCTCGAATAGATCATCTCTATAATGATCCTCATGGCGGAGATACAAACTTCTTTCTCCATTTCGGCGATCTTACGGATACTACTACAATCCGCAAGATTCTGGAGGAGGTCCAACCAGATGAAATATATAATCTAGCAGCACAATCCCATGTAAGGGTATCATTTGATATTCCAGAGTATACTTTTGACGTTAATGCTGGTGGGGTTCTAAAACTCTTAGAGGCCATTAGAGACATAATCCCAGCCGCCAGACTCTATCAGGCGTCTTCCTCAGAGATGTTTGGGTCATCTCCGCCACCACAGAATGAGCAAGTTCAATTCAAGCCGTGTAGTCCTTATGCTGCCGCTAAGGTTGCGGCTTATTATTCAGTCGTAGCCTACAGAGATATGTATAACATCTTTGCTTGTAATGGCATCCTCTTTAATCACGAGAGTCCAAGAAGGGCCGAGACATTTGTTACTCGTAAGATTACCAGAGCGGCCAGTAGGATCTCATTGGGATTACAAAAGAGGCTCTATCTTGGAAATCTGAGGACTAAAAGAGATTGGGGCTTTGCCGGAAACTTTGTAGAAGCCATGTTCCTCATGCTTCAGCATGACCAGCCAGACGATTATGTTATTGCTACCGGAATAGCCAATACAGTTGAGACTTTTCTCAAGGATGCCTTTGATTATGTGGGATTGGATTGGAAAAACTATGTCGAATTCGATCCGAAATATTTAAGACCAAAAGAGGTTGATTGCCTATTAGGCGATTATAGCAAAGCTAAAAACGTTCTAGGCTGGGAACCAAGGACTTCATATAATCAGCTATTAACTATGATGATGGAGAGCGATTTAAGATTGGCAAGGAAAGAAAAGGTTGTAGGAGAAATGAGCTATGAAAAAGAGGGGAGTGAAATGTAAACCTTGTCTCGGCACTGGGATGGCCCCAGATGCCGAAGAAATAACATATATCCCGTGTCATCAATGTGACGGTAAAGGCTATGTCTCTCATAGACGCTCTGGACGCTCTAGGGATCGAGTACAGGGAACAAGGCGGCGAAGAAGTAAGGATTAATTGCCCATTCTGCGGTAATGAGAACTATAAGCTCTGGATCAATAAAACCAAGAAGGTAGGGCAATGCTTTCGATGTGGGCAGGGAGGCACGGCGAGGTATATCCTAGCCAAGTTTGGCGCGGTTGGTGAAATAGAAGACCGTCGAGAGCTTAAATTAAACCTCGCTCAAGTCCATCCTCAAAAGCCCTCTCTTCCTACCGAGGCCATAACGCTTTGGAATAATAAGGAGATGGTGTTGGGCAAAATGGCTTATGACTATCTTATAGAGAAGCGTAAGATGCTCGATGGCGAAATTGAGCAGTATGACATTCATTTTTGCCCATTCGGCCCGTTAGCTGGCTATATCATTTTACCAATCAGGAATATCAACAAGGAATTGACGGGGTGGCAGGCCAGAAGATATATGTACTCAGGCAAGAAGAGTTTGAATCCTTCCGGATCGTTTGGACAGCTATACAACATAGATAATGTTAACTCTAAAGCCGTTGTTCTTGTGGAAGGCCCGTTCGACTGCATTGCGGTATCGAGAGTTGTGGGAAAAGCTGGAATGGCTTGTGTGGCCCTTCTAGGGCATAGTCTAGGCCAGACCCAAGCCGCAATACTAGCTTATGCTATCAAAGCCAAGACGGTCTGGGTTATGCTTGATCCAGATGTTAACGAAGATGAATGTAATGTTGGCTCACTTCTTAAAGAATTCGGAATAGAGAATATTAAGCTATGCCAGTTGAAAGAATGCGACCCCGATGAGCTTGTAGAAGAAGAATTGTTACATGCATTGGAACGAGCCAAGAATTATGACGATTTTGACGACATATTATCGTAACGTTTTGGAACTTAGAAAAGTCTTATAGGCATGAATAATTGTCCTCAATTGTATTGTGGTGCCCGAATCCAAGTCCTTAGTTGGAGATGAAGATGTTTAGTTAAGGGCCACAGTATGAGGAAGATGTTGTTCGCTGCGCTCTTGTTTCTTGGTCTGTCATGTAGCTCTCGAACATATAAGGCGTCGGAACAACCTACAGACATAAGACCAAATCCAATAACAGCGAATGTTCTTGATAATGTAAAATATGCTTGCGGAAGATTTGAATGGTGGCTTCAAAATCCAACCGATCCAGCGCAACGCTATATCACATCATGGGGAACGGCTTGGTGTTTGGCTATTGACAGAGAACTAGGGACAAGCCTATGGATTACTTGTGGTCATGTAGCAGAGGAAACGGACAGACATGAGACTGGTTTTGAACTCGTACCAGAATTGAAGTATAAAGATATTTATGGCCGAATCGAACAATACCCCATACATAAAATCAATGTCTCGAAGAGTGTTGACGCATCATTTTTCCTTTGTGAATTTATTCCATATTCCAAGTTGAATCTTGAGCTTGATGTAGATAAGACCATCAAACAAATGCAATTGGGCCACATCCTACTTCTTGCGGGATGTCCTGAGAATCAGTTCCCGCCAACTATAAGCATTGGCTACTTTCTTCACGCAGATGAGGATGATGTCTTTATGACCAACGGCAGTTGGAATGGCGGATCGGGAGGCCCGCTTTATGATCCAATCAGCCGTCAAGTCATCGGTATTCTTTATGAGTTCTGTTCTGTCACGCCGAAACAGTCCGACAACATCAAAGCCTTATCGGCTGTGAAATTGAGAGACTATCTCTTGGAACAAGGCAAAAACTAACCTTTTGAGGATTCAATGATTAAAGAGCATGAGACAATCTCTAACTATTCCTTCGAGGATTTGTATCAATACTATAGCGGGTATCTTAATAAAATGTCATCGATGAATGGCGGTATAAGCAGAATGTATTCTATTGAAGACGTGAGACAAGAAATAAGTATAATACTCTGGAAGTGCTATAAAAAATATAAGGGCCTTGATAGAAAGCAATTCCACAATGTCTTTGTCAGGTCATTCTTGCGCAAGGTCGGCAATGTCTTTAAGACTAAGTATTCCAAAGATATGAGGCGGATTCCCGGTGATTGCTGGTCTGTAAAAAATAGCGATATAGACAGCTATATCAATTTGGACTCACTTTCTAAGAAACACAAAGCCGTTATTGATCGTCTTACCAATGGGAAAAGAGTCTCAAGGAATGATAGAAAGGATGTTATGATCGAACTTGGCGGTGCTATGTGAAACAATATACCTATTTCCAGAAGAATCAATGCCAAGCCATTATAGATATCGATGGCATCTTGGCGAACTTTGAAGATTACTGGTTGAAGTATGTGAATGAAGAACTCGGACACTATTGGGAGCCCGACCCTAGACTATACGGATGGGAGGAACAGCTTCAATCAACCTATGGTCCTAAAGGGACTAGAATCGTAAGTAAGTTCTATGAGAATGGGCTACTCAGGAAGTTGTCGCCTATCAATGGCTCAATCGAATTCGTTGAAACCATTAAGAATCTGGGTTTCAAAATCAATGTCCTAACCGGTAGGCCCACATGGGATCATCCCAATGTCTTTGGCGATACAGCCCATTTCTTAGCCAAGAATGGCTACAAGTTTGATACTCTTGGTTTCTGTAAGGATAAGGCCGACTATTGCAGAAAGATCCTATTTGCTGATGACTATCCGACATATTCCTTTGCAATTGATGATAGCTATCATTATGCCACAAATCTGTTGGGAACCGTTAACGATATCTTCCTGCGCAATAGACCACATAACGCGATATCAGGGAGGCACACCCTTCAACATGAGGAGTCTCTAATTCGTTTCGATAAGTATGAATACTTTTCTGTAGCAGAACACGTTCTTGATTCATTGACTTTCTTTGTAACCTCAGATAGTCTTAATAAGCAATACGCCAATGAGAAGGTACATTAATTGCCACGTCCACTCCGAGGCATCGCTTTTGGATGGTGCTGCCAAAATAACCTCATTGGCCGAGACAGCTAAGAAGAATGGACACGAGTATCTCTGCTTAACAGACCATGGCTCGATGTCGGGAGTAATTCGCCACAAGAGAGCCTGTGAGGCTAATGGAGTCAAACCAATCTTCGGAGTTGAGCTGTATCTTGCCGAAGAGTTCGACAAGATCAAAGAAGACAAGAAACTACAAAATCTCCATCTCACGGCATTAGCCAAGAGCCAGAAGGGATTTGAATTACTAATCAATGGCCTGAACTATGCCAATAATTATGGTCTTGGTAAGAGCGGCAGGGCTAAGAGAGCGTTCCTACCTGTAACTTGGCCTATTGATAACGGTTGGGCTGGCAATGTTGTAATCCTTTCTGGATGTTCATCTTCGCCGTTCTGGAACGTCAAGAACCGCGATGGTATCAAGTTATTCCAAGATTATTCCGATGCTTTCAAGGAAGACTTCTATGGCGAGATGATGCCATTGGATGATTGGGATATCCAGTATGACCTTAACAAAGTCGTCCATCAGGCATGTGTTAATGCGGGCAGGAAGTATGTTCTAACAAATGACATTCATTACTGTGGGCAGGAAGACTGGAAGATACACGAACTTGTAATCTGCCTCGGCCAGCATGGTATGACATGGAATAATCCTCATCGTTGGAAGTTCTCTACCCATAGGAACTACTTCCGAGATGGGGATGATATGTATGATTCCATGCTAAAAATGGGAATGGATTCTGAAGTGGCCGACAATAGTATCTTCAATACCAACGAGGTAGCAGAGAAATGCTACTTTGATCTTCAGAAGTATCCATTGGATCTACCCTGTCCTGTAAAGGTCGAGGACGAAAACGAATATTTCCTTCAACAATGCGCAGAGGGATTGAAGAGACGTGGATTAGAGGGTAGAGATGAATATTGGATCAGGCTGGATAAGGAGTCTAAGCTAATCATCAAGAAGGGATTCGTCCGCTATATGCTCCTAGTGGCCGATGTAATCAACTGGGCCAAAGGACAAGGCATCATGGTCGGGCCAGCGCGAGGAAGCGCCGGGGGGTGCCTTGTATCGTATCTATTAGGTATCACAGAGATAGATCCCATCAAACATGATCTTCTCTTTGAGAGATTCATAAGTGAAGATAGGCGGGACCACCCAGACATCGATGTAGACATCGCCGCACATGAACGCAATCTGATTGAAAGATACCTAAAACAGAAGTATGGAGATGGAAACGTAGCTCACGTCTCAACTTTTAGTGCTTGCTATGGGAGATCGGCGCTGAGAGATGTATCAAGGATCTTCGAGATTCCTTTGCAAGAAGTAGATGTGGCGGCCAAATCATTGATCTATCGACATGAGAGCGATGCTAGAGTCCTCAATGTCATTGAGGATACTCTTGAATCATCTAAGGAATTCCAAGGGTTTGCCAAGAAATATCCTGATGTCGTCATGGCCGCGAGTAAGTTAGAAGGACAGATTCGTGGCGTAGGAGTCCATGCCGCAGGATACGTAGTCAGTAATAATTCTCTACTAGAATCAAATAGATGCTATTTGGTGAGTGGGACTGACGGAGAGAAATCGATCAATTGGGACAAGGACGATCTTGAAGACCTTGGTTATATCAAGATAGATATTTTAGGCTTATCAACTCTCTCTGTAATACAAGAAGCCTTGATCCTGATTAGAAGAAATGGGACTAATCTTGATCTATCGAAGTTGGAATTGTTTGATGAAAAGACTTATGAGGCGATGGGCAGGGGTGAAACGGCAACTGTATTTCAAATCAATACCCCTTCTCTTACATCGTACTGTAAGGAATTGAAGCCTCAGAGTTTTGAAGACGTGGCCGCTCTGACGGCGTTATGGCGTCCGGGGCCGATTCAGGCCGGTCAAGCTAATGATTATATTCTCGTACGTCATGGCAAGAAAGAACCAGTATATCTAAGTAATGGATATAAAGAGATTGTCCAAAAGACCCGTGGACAGTTAATCTATCAGGAACAGATTAGCCAGTTGCTTGTTAATCTGGCCGGTTTTACTCCTGCGGAAGCAGATAAGATCCGCAAGATTATTGCCAAGTCTAAAGGTATTGAGAAGATCAGGGAATATTCCCAGAGGTTTATTGATGGATGTGTAGTCAATAAATCCTTATCAGGGGAACAGGCCGGAATTCTTTGGGAGAAACTCCTTGGATTCGGATTATATTCGTTCAACCGTAGCCATGCTGTTGCTTATGGACTTCTTACATATTGGACGATGTATCTTAAAATCCATTATCCTACTGAATATATCTGTGCCTATCTTAGTCATGGTTCTACTGACCGTGAAAGTAGTGAAGGGATAACAAATCTCGATTCTGCTCTTAGAGAAGCCCGAAGGATAGGGATAGAGATTCTTGGACCAGATATCCTAGAGTCAATGTCGGGGTGGACTGTTGCCGGTCCTAAAGCTCTCAGGGCTGGTCTACAAGAAGTCAAATATGCCGGAGAGAAGGCCAAGGATGAAATCTTTAAGTTGAAGTCCAATGGGGCCAGCTTCAGAACTATAGATGGATTCATGGGTCTTGTAGGAAGGAGAACAGTCAACAAGAGGGTGATAAAGTCTCTCCTACATTCCGGTGCGTTTGATAGCCTTTCCGATAGCGATCTTTACAAGCGCAATTTTGACGAGATTTATGAGACATATGGGACCAAAGAGAAACATGAAACTGCTAAGATAAAGGCTCGTGAGATGGAATTAGAGCCTATTGTCGAGAACTATCTCAACTATGACGGTAGTATCGTTACTGAAATAGAAGATACATGTAAAGATATATGTAAGGTTCTCGGAGAAAATTACGAGGTAGTTGATGGCGATATTGTTTCGGTGGTTAATAGGAATACTCTCAATGCCTATTCCCATCAGGATCTCACTAGAGTCGCCTTAATCGAAAGTAATCTTAGAGTCATAAGGAATATCAGTCCTAAGAGAGAATTTCTGGACTCGATTAGAGATGCCATCAAGACCTGTACAGACTGCGATCTTAGACAAGGATGTAAGGCCCCAGTTCCGTTTGAGAAGGGCAAACAGAACGTACTCATCGTAGCAGAGGCACCAGGATACAATGAAGATCAGAAGGGAAAGCCGCTCATCGGGAAAAGCGGTCAGGTCTTATTCTCAAAACTCAGGGATCTAGGAATCAGTAGGAATTCCGTATACATAGATAATGTCGTGCACTGTAAGCCCCAAGGCAATTTTTTGAAGTCTACTGACTATATCGATGGCTGTAGACATCTGACTACTCTTTTCGACATCATTAGGCCGATACTGGTGCTGGTTCTCGGGAACAAGTCTCTTTATTATTTTAAGGGGAAAGACAGTGGAATAATGAGTCTATCGGGGACAACAGAATGGGACAAGGAAAGGAAGTGTTGGTTGACGTATTGTGTTCATCCCTCAAGTGTTCTACATTCCAATAGGGATGAGATGGTGGGCCTTTTCGATAAAGGTTTGAAAGAATTCAAAAGAGTTTACTCAATTTTAGGAGGCGAATATGAACAAGATCAATCTGGGCTCGTGCGAAGTGGATCTGAACGATCTGACCATTTCTGATGATTTCAACAAGATCAATCAGGATCTCTCAACTCATCCCGGGAAGTTCCTTCAAGTAGCTCTGGCTTCAAGCCATTTCAGACTGGAGCGGGAGCGGGTAGAGAATGAGTATGAGAGAGTCGTTGCGACAGTCGATAGGGACATCAGAGAGGCTTCTGCCAAGAAACCACCAGAGGATCAGATCAAGAATATCATCCGGCTGGATGGTAGGGTCATTGAGGCCGAGAAGGCCGTAATGGATGCGCGAGACTCTGAATTAAGAGCTTCAATGGTTCTTGAAGCCTTCCGTCAACGCAAGGACTGTCTAGTATCAATTGCTGGCAATCTTCGCAGTCAATTCGAGAACACTGGTGTTTAATTACTTTTATTTTGAGGAGATTTGACAATGGGTGTTGATCTCGCTAAAGCAAAGGCGCAACTTGAGGATGCCCTGAAGCGTGATGCAGAACGTGGTAATAAGACGAATTTCTTCCCTGTTGAGAAGGGTGAAAACAAGGGTCGTCTTCTCCCACCAGTAAATGATCTTGATACCGCTTGGGTACAAGCGGGCCGTCACTTCAAGATTGCAGAGGGGAAGGCTCTGCTATGCCCAAAGGTGACTTATAATAAACCCTGCCCCATCTGTGAGTATGTCAGTATGTTGTTCACCAGTAAGGACAAGTCGGCTTGGAATGAGGCCAATGAGAAGAAGGCCAAGGTACGTTTCATTTCTAACGCCCTCACAATCGACAAGGACGGACATCATGATGGCAATGTATATTTCTTCGAATTTGGGCCACAGATCCGTAATCAATTCCTAGCATACTTTGCCGATGCGGAATATGGAGATTTTACCGATCCCATCAAGGGCTTGAATTTTAAGCTCACGAAGAACGGTGAGAAGATGACAACAACCTATACCGTTACTCTCTCCCGTCTACAAAGCGTAATTGAGAACTGGGAAGACGTTAAGAGTAAGATGATTAATCTATCTGAATACACTGCGAAGGAATTGCTACCTTATGAGGTCCTGAACGGTCTTCTACATGGTACGCTGAAGATCGAAGATGTCCGTGGTGGAGAAAAGACGGAAACAAGTCCTCCGCCTACTGCTTCCGCAACGAAGAAGGATGAGGAGAAGAAGAGTTCTCTTTCCGAGACATTGGAACGACTCCGGAAGGCGGCAGCTAAGTGAGCCCGTCTTTCTTATAGGTAGGGATACTGGAGTTCTGGTCATGCAGGGTGATTGTAGCCCTGCATGACCCATTTTAAGCCGCAATGAAAAAGAGAAAGATAGTCAATACCGGCTCGCTGAAATCCGAACTTCTCAGCATCATAGGTAAATACAAGAGAATGCCGGAAGTGAGATGGCTTCGGACGGGTCTTCATGCCCTTGATCTGGCTATAGGTAATGGCATTCCGCTTGGAAGAATAGTTGAGATTTATGGCAATGAGTCAAGCGGCAAATCATTACTAGCTTGGACCGTAGCTAAAGCCTTTCAGAACGTAGGAGGAATCGTAATACTCTTTGATGTAGAGGCCACGGCACCAAGGGAATTCATGGAACAAGTTGGAGTTAACCATGAGCTATTCATTCTTGGCGATGGCAAAACTGTTGAAGAGATCAAGGCTGAAATCATAGAAAAGGTCAATGAGATTCGGGGAGTGGATAAGGAGTGCCCAATCTTAATCATTTGGGATTCCATCGCGGCCACTACTTCAGATGGAGAATGGGAAGACAAAGGGGCTCTTATTCCAAAGAGTAATATGGGCTCAAGAGCCAAGGCTATGTCAGAATTCTTTCGCCAGCTTACAATTTGGTTGACAGAACAGAATGTGACCTTGTTCTGTATCAATCAAGTACGAGAAAAGATCGGGATTGTTTATGGGAACAAAGAAGAGAGCCCAGGTGGACGTGGGTTGAAATTCCACGCCTCTCTACGTATCCAAATCAATCGTGGCAAGCAATTGAAGGATGATGGCGTCTACCAGGGTCAGAAGGCAGCTTTAACAATATTCAAGAATAAGGTTGGCCCGCAATTCCGTAAGGCCGAGATTGATATCCGTCCAGAAGTAGGGTATGATGTTTGGACCGGTCTAGTCGATATGCTCATCGCGGCTAAGAGGGTGGAATCAATTAATGGAGGCTATTTCAAGTACCACGATAAGAAATATGATGACAAGGAAATAGCCAAGGCGTGTGAGGAGAATCCTGAATTACTGAAAGAATGGATTTATGGATCTGGAATACCGTCGTCGGGAGATAACATCTAGGGCTGATCTGATTGACCAGTTCCTTACCGAGAAGGGCGTACAGCACGAAGTAGTCTTTATCGGATTCGAGCTTATTACATTCATGATAAAGCCTACTGCTAAAATCCGTACCGGCGAGATTATCATGTCAATATTCTCCAAATGGCCCGATATTAAGGCTTCCTCGATTACAAGAGACGACGACGAGAAAAATCCATTATATTATCTCAACGTCCTCTTTCTTCCAGACAATAGTAATCAGTACGAGAATGGTGGGCAGGAAGCAGATGGCTAAATTTGTTATCTTTAGTGATCTTCATTTACACCCATTCCCACAATTCTCCAGCATCAACAACGAGGGGTTGAATACCCGTCTGTTAGAAATCGCTGACGTTCTCAGTAGTGTGCTAGATGCGGCAGTAGCCAGCAAATGCGATGCCGTGCTCTTTGCAGGAGACTTCTTTCATACTCGCATGATAGCGGCCGAGACACTTGATCTGGCGTCCAGAACATTAAGGAATTATGATATACCTATTGTCATGATCCCGGGGAACCACGATCAATCTGTCAAACTAGGTGAGTATCACTCCAGTAGAGTCTTGGGGAGTGAGAATATAACTATATTAGATTCATATGATGGATATGAGGTTGAGATCGCTGGTAAAAGGATTATAGGAACGCCCTATGGCTCTACGATCAATAAGGACTCCAAAGCCGACATAATGCTGCTCCATTTGGGTATAAAGGGCGCTAGAATGGGCGCAGACTTCATTGACTGCCGCAGTGAGCATGACGCCAATGCGCTGCTAGGATTGGCTGGTATCGTGTTCTGTGGTCATTACCACAACCCAGCCCTGTATCACAAAGATTTTGAATATAGTCCAGAGGGTGAGACTTGCAATACATTTGAAGAATATAATACTCTTATTATACCCGGAGCCCCCATACACCATAATTTCGGGGATTGTGGATCAAGAAGGGGGTATTGGGTACTTGACTATGATGCAGGATTCATCAATTTCTATCCTAATAAATACAAGGAATTTGTGAAGATCGAAAGTAGTAAGGCCACCGCCGATATGTTAAAGAACCGCTATGTTTGTCTATTAAAGGATTCTGAATTAGATCCGAGCCTATTAAAAGTTAACCGTAACATCTTAATAAGGGATGTTGTTAATAAAGTCGATGAGAGAGTGGATATGAGGGATATGACCGATTATCGAGAGCTTCTTAAAGAATATATTAAAACCAAGAAAGTAACCGATGAGAAGGTGTATGATTATGGCGTGATGCTAATGGACATGGCTAAAACCTATAATGGATTTCAAACGAATAAAAATAAGTAATTTCTTATCGATTGGTGAGGCGGAATTAAGTCTCAATAGTGGTCTTGTCGGCATTTATGGTCTGAATAAGGATGTTCAATGCGCTTCAAGTAATGGCGCTGGGAAGAGTTCACTTTTCGATGCACTCTATTGGGGCCTATATGGCAAGACTTTTAGGGATATCGCTCACGATGACGTAATCCGTAATGGCGCGAAGAAGGCTACGGTTTTCATCGAGATGACTAACGGAGACGCAATCCTCAGAGAACGTTCCAGGGGGAAGACCTCTCTGTCACTCATCATTTCTGGCGCACCAGTAAATGCTCTCACTCAAACAATCACTCAAGACCAGATCGACAAGTATCTTGGGCTTGATTTCAAGACCTTCTCTTCCTGTGTGATGTTCGGACAGGATACTCTCAGATTCATTAAAACTAGCGACTCAGAGAAGAAGGTGATATTTGGGAGTATCCTTAATTTCGATTATTATGATCTAGCGCACGAGTTGGCGAGGGATAGATCAAAAGAATTGACTGATTCTATCATTCTCAAGGATGCAGAAAGAAAGAAATGTGAGGAGGCAGTGGCCTCGGGGGCGCTATTGATTTTCGAGTATTCGAGTAGGATCGAAAAGGGTCGTCTTGAACGCGAAACATCGCTACAGACCAATACCATGAATCTTGATGTTCTAAGAAGTTCCTTAATCGAAAAGAAAGCCAGATATGAAGAATTGTGTAAGAGTATAGAAGACAATAAAGTTTCGATCTCGAAATATGATGCCAACAAGAAGCGCCTATTTGAGATCAGTTCCCGTCTAAAATATCTCAAAGACGAAAAGAGTAAGAGTCAGCATGAGGAAACAAAAGTCAAAGACCACCTTGAGCATATCAAGTCCGATTCTATATGTCCTCTTTGCGGGAATCAAGTAACGGAAATAAAGGGTGCCGAGTTGGCCGCTCTTTATGCGAGAGATATAGGAAAGATTGAGAATAATATCTTCCTTATTAACGATGAGATGGTACAACTTGAAGGTGAGTTGAAAACTCTGAAGGAAGAGAATCTGACGGCGGCAGTGCCGCACTCTGAAGCTGACTCTTTCAGGACTCTTGGCAAGGAAATAGAGGAACTTACAAAGTCGATAGAACGCAAAGAAACGGAGAATAAGAACATTGCTAGCGTCAATGATGACGTCGCCCATCAGATCCTAGATAACTTCATCAAGGATACTGAGCAGAGGAGACAACGAGTAAAGATATTAATAGACGAGATTGTAGCTATAGAGAACGAGCTTGCAGTAGTTGATTTCTGGGTGACTGGATTCGGCAATGGTGGGATTAAGAGCTATCTCTTAGACTCTATTATTCCATTTCTGAATTCAAGAGCTACATACTACTCCGACATTGTGACTGATGGCAGTTTTAAGATAGAGTTCTCGGCCCAGACCGGACTAAAAAGCGGTGAGATGAGAGAGAAATTCGAGGTAAGGGTCCTAAATAATCATGGCGCGAGGAATTACGATGGGAACTCCGCAGGCGAACGTCAGAGAATAGAGTTATGTGTGATGCTTGCCGTTAACGATCTTATCAGGGAGTATTCCGGCAGGAACCCAGGACTCATTATCTTCGACGAAGCATTTGAGAGATTAGATGAGAGTGGTTGCGAAAGAATAATCGCGCTTTTACACAAAGAATCCGAACGTTTTAAGAATATCTTCGTTATAACTCATAACGAGTCTCTGTTATCTTCGTTTGATAATGTAATCGTTATCGAGAAAATTGAGGGAAAGAGTAGGATATGGAAGAGAAAAGATGTCCCAATAAAGTCCTGACAATGGACGGCATTCAAGTCTATTGCGATACGGTAATGATTGAGGTTCCATTATTCAATTCTGTTGAGCTAGTTTGTCCCTCATGCCAACCCTCGCACATACCCGATATCCAGCGGAGGGATAAGACTATGAAAGATAAGTGTGGCTATAAGAATCCTAGTGACGAAGAGACAAAGATCATCAAGCCTCGACATCCTCCGGCATTTACAAATGATAGCGATACTTCATATACCAGCTCTAATGCTGGTATTATAGAAGTTGACTGGGCAGATCCTTTGATGGGAGATAAAGATGGGGGACAAACAAATTAAGCACTGGCGATCAAAAGTAAGCCATTGGAATTTCTGGTTGAAGAAGCGTGGCGGTGTCTTTAGAGTTAATCTTGAATGGGCTATGAAATACAAAGAATGCCCTTATTGCGGTATTGCGCTTGAGGCTGGCAATGTCGGATTGGACCACAAGCAACCTCTTTCTAAAGGTGGGCCTGATATTGAAAGCAATCTTCATCTTGTATGCCAATTGTGTAATAGAGCCAAAGGCAATATGAACCATCAACAGTTCTCGGTTCTGATGTCTTGTCTTTCTGGTGCTCCATTTGACGATAAGACCCGTACGATGGTTTGTAGAAAACTAAGAGCCGCTTGGCGGATCAATTAATGTCTATCGCACTCAATAACGAGAAGCTGAAGGATATTTTCATCAGGCTGGATAAGAATATTAATGACGAGTCTGCTACTACGGATCTATTAGCTATATTGAAGCATCCGATAGAACTTACACTTGAGAAGTATTCCAAGACATCTCAAGAGGATATGAAATCCGAATTCGTAGTAAGTATTCTTAGTAAGAAAGCCTATCTTACCAAGGCATATATGTGTGGGGATATCGCAGACCCCACGGGCTACTTCTTCAGACTTCTTCGTAATTCAGCTTTAGCTTATTTGAAGAAAGAGACGAGACAACTATCCCATACCATCCCGATTACAGATGTTAAAGTGGAATTTATAGCGAAGCAAGACTCATATAGAAAAACTCTGAGGTTTATGGAAATCAGGGACCACATGATTGATTGGATAAAGCTGAGATTCGATAATAAAGTATCAATGAGACGTGCGATAATTCTTCTGGATCTTATAATGATCGGAAAGAAATATAGAAATTGTCAAGAGTTCTTCAAAGAACGCGGTCCTAAAGCAGATCCAGTTAAACGTACTTATCATATCATCTTGGCTAGAATCAAAGAAGTCTTCGAGGAATATAAAGACGAATTGATCGATAGCCATTGATGAACGAAACCGAGTATACTCCACATCAGATACTTCTCTATCTTTGCTATCGTTATCGCAATGACGAGTTGCTTGAGCTGTACGAGTTTCTTGGTGAAGAATTATTCTTGAAATTCTTAAAGAAATTTGGCGGTTGTAGGATACAAATGCCATCAACTCATTACATCGAGAGATTAATGGCTAGATATCAATATCTCAATGTTATCAAGAAACTGGTAAGGGCTCGTCGTGAAGAGAGAATGGATGATTGGAGGGAGTTGGTGAAACAAGACTTATCTATGCGCGGGAAAGCAGAATGGAAGAGAAATAGCGATAATAGATTTATGGATTTTGAACGATATATGGCAAGAGCCCTGCAATGGTATAAGGATCTGAAAGGATTAGAAAAGGCGCAAAAATATGAACCTAAGAAATGATGGTCTGACCTTCGACGATGTTCTCTTAGTACCCAAGTTTTCGAGTATTGAGTCAAGATCGTCAATTGATTTATCGACTGTTCTATGCGAGAAGAAGGATTTTCGGCTCTCCCTGCCGATCATTTCGGCCAACATGAAGACCGTCACAGACGGCTTTGTAGCCCATGCCATGGCCTGTCTGGGTGGATATGGCTTTGTCCATCGTTTCATGTCGGTAGAAGAGAATGTGCAAGGCGTGATGCCATTTAGAGAGACAGTGGGATGTTCGGTTGGAGCGAGGGATGGCGAGAAGGTGAGAGCGGATGCTCTGATCTTGATTGGCATTAAGCATATTTGTGTTGATCTTGCTCATGGAGATAGCAAGATGGCATTTGATATGGTTCATTATATCGCCAAGAAATACCCAGATGTCATCCTTGTAGCTGGGAATGTATCGACGCTTGAGGGTGCGAAAAGACTTGTCGATGCTGGTGCGGATGCGATCAGAGTTGGTATTGGACCAGGGAGTCTTTGTACGACTAGAATCGAAACCGGCAATGGTGTTCCACAACTAACCGCACTTGAAGACGTATATAACTACCGCATGGCGTGTAGCGGCAAGTTCGGGATCATTGCTGATGGTGGGATCAAGAATTCTGGAGATATCGTTAAAGCTCTCTGTTTCTCAGACGCCGTTATGGTGGGCAATCTTATCGCTGGCTCGGATGAAACCCCCGGTCAGGTTGTGGAAATTGATGGCAAGAAATACAGACGTTATGAAGGAAGCAGCACGCATAAGAACAGTCATATTGAGGGTGTGAAGGCTCTGGTCCCAGCCAGAGGACCCCTTCTACACGTCATTAAGAGGCTGGCAGAGGGTATTCGTTCCGGTCTATCCTACCAAGGCGCAAGAAATCTTTCCGAGCTTCGTAGAAATCCTGAGTTTATCCGTATCAGTGCTCTTGGTATAAGAGAGAACAATCATCACGACGTAATCGTATGAGGAAGATATACGGCTCTTGGCGTGAGACAACCGATCACTTCCAAAGATTTGTCAAGACCAAACTGGTGTGTCCAGAATGTCTTGAGGAATTCAATGATGGCGAATATGAGCTGATGGGTAGCCATATCATTCGTCACGAGCCTCTTTACAATCATACAATGCTTAAAAAGGCTAAGAAATGTTCTAAGGGTTGTGGGAGATGGATCGAGGGCTATGAACAACACGCAGACAATCACGAGGAACTGTGTAGAGGCGAGACGCCATTTTTTTAGGGAATTGATATGAATCTTGAGGTGCGCCCAATGGACAATTCTTTTATAAGACTCCCGGACCATACCTATGTTAATTGTTCAGTTGATACATGGGATGAATCTAATAAGAAATTGATTGGTAAAAACTTTTTGACTATTGTTCTAGCTATAGATCCTGTGGGGAATCGTGCCTTGGTACAGTTTATAGAGGGCGAGAAAGCCTTTGATATTGTATCTCTGGCAAGACTATCTCCCAGAGCGCTTCCGGTATTTGAAAATGACAAGACATTCCCCAACTTGTCTCCATCCACAATATGTGGTCCTGTAAGCTCAGTATTCCATTTCCCCCAGACTACATGATTAACGAGAATCTTCGGAGACATTACATGGGAGATTGCGATGCCAGTTGTCTCTATTGTACGGCAGAGAGCAATTCTAAAAAGGAAAGCGGTAAACATCTAAGACGTCGAACAGATAAGGAAGATGAGCATGAGAAGGATAATGGTCGTCGGCCTCGGTGAGATTGGTGGGGCAGTATTGACTTCATTGGGTGAGAAGATCGATACCGATCTAGCACTCAATCAAACCTATAAGCTAAGTGGAGTTGATATCGATCTTGAAAAGTTAACAGAATTTTCCGTTCTTGGCTATAAGACATATGACTTCAAAGATATGCCAGAGGCGGATATATATCTCATTTGTGTATGGACTTACGATCAAATAGTCCAAGTCATTGCTAAGATCAATAATCTTTATCCCGATGAGAGAGATCATTTACCCTTAATCATTATCGAATCAACCGTTCCACCTAAGAATATAGTCAGCCTTTTGGACTATATCGAATATTCCGGCTTGAAAGTAGCATTCTGTCCTCATCGTCTTGTACCTTATGATAAGACAAAATGGGTCTTTAATATCAGTAGAGTACTGGGATGTGATGACAAAAAGGATCTCGCAGAAGCGGTAGCCTTCTATACTGACTTTATGGATAAGCCACAATACATTGCTACTACTGATTCTAAAACCGCCATTATGTCGAAGAACATCGAGAATGCTTATAGATTTATGGAGATCGTTATAGCTCAGGAATTCGGGGGCTCATGTGATGGTGAAATGTTTAATTGGGAAGCCGTTAGATCGGCAGTAAATACCAAATGGAATATGGATCTAAAAGAAGCAAAGGATGGAGTACGTGGAAAGTGTCTACCGAAAGAGATGAAGGCCATTGCTGAATTTTTTAAGGATAGCCCGCTTTACCGGATGATGTTAATGCTTAATAATGAATATATCGAAAGGATAAACAATGGATAACGGGGAGGAGAGTCCTGCCGAAACGCTTGGGGTGTTGTTGATGATTATTCTATCCTCAATATTGGTTTGGGTTGTAGCCTGTTATTTTCTAAGCTATTAGGAGAAAGATATGGGTTTCCTTACTAAACTAAGGGCTAGAAGTTACGTTTCTAAGTTTCTAGCGTTCGCAATGGTAAGCTCTCTCATGGGGTTGATCTTGATGATTCTTTGGCATTTTTCAGTGTCACAAATCTTCGGACTCAAGAGTCTTACATTCGTGCAAGCAACGGTACTGTATCTTTTTGTTACTTTTATTAAGGTAGGAGTACTCAATGATGGACGAGAAGACGACTCAGACGTCGACGGAGCCCACAACGGGAACTGTTGCCGGGGCAACGACTGAGGTTAAGGGGCCCCCACAGGAGATCATCCCAGAGCGTAAGGTCATCCGAAGAGAAGTAGTAATCGAGATGATTGAGGGCGCAATCACCAAGGGTCTTACGACTATCTTCGGCAATCAAATGGGTCCAAATGAGGTCTCTGTTGTTCGTGATGCACTAAAGAAGATTGATAAGAGGCTCAAGCGATGGCAAAGAAAGTAATGATAGCAAATATGCTTACGAAGAAGATGGCTCTCAAGATTTTGAAACAGACTCTTGAAGATCAACTTACGAGGGATCAGTTAAAAAGGATAATTGATTATAAGGGCAAGATGCTACTCGATAGTTATCTCACATTTGAAGGTGAGAGACTAGATCCACTTGTAATTGGAGTCGGGAAAGACAATTATTTTAAGATGTTACACGAAAAGACTACTTTCACCGATGCTCTTGATATTCTCCTGTTCGGTGGCAATTGCGATCCAGTTTGTACTATTAATGGTATACCATATACCTACTCCGACGCGCTTCAATCAGGTCTTCTGACAGACGAGGATGTTAGGGAGACAGCCAAAGTTGCCTTAAAATCTCACTCCGAATTTTATCGGGAGCGATAGAATGTACGATATCGACGAAGTTCAAAAACAAGCGGGGGAGTGGTCCAAAAGAAACTTCCCCGATGCCAAACCTTATCAAGCTCTCCTTGGATTGTGCGAAGAAAAAGGTGAACTATGTCATGCCCATCTCAAGGCTGAACAAGGTATTCGCGGTAGTCCAGAACAACACATTGAGGCCAAGAAGGATGCTATTGGAGACATCATAATTTATCTCATGCACTACTGCACCCTATCAGGCTTTAAGTTATCTGAATGTATCGATATGGCTTGGGCAGAAGTCAATACTCGAAACTGGGTTGACTTCCCAAAAACTGGAAGACCTTCCTAAGTAACAGTTCATGTCTAATCCGTTTGAAGTTTGTCAAATTGGTTCTGATTTTAGTAATGGACAAGAAGCTATGGTCTATCTGATTCTTGGTCCATCTAAGAATCCTCAACAACTTAATAAGAAATTACATATCTCAAAGGTGACATGTAATAATATTGTTGTTGCAGTCCCCGATCCAGACAAATCCTAAGTAACAGATCATACTCATTGTCGTCTCATCAACATGAGCAAGAAAGATAAAGAACGCATCTCGGATGAGAATCTTATTGAATTGTACAAACGGACTATTAGTGGAGATGGGGATGGAGATTGGGATAATCCCTCTTGGAGAAAAAGCTGTTTGGAGGCTATTAGAGGTTGTCTCGAAGCTGATTCTCTCGACTTGGCGGTGTCAGTCTTAGAATTGAATGGCTGGAGTTTCCCCGTTGAGGGCGCAATGGCATTAAGAGGGAAGGAAAAAGAAGTGGTATTGAAGTTATTCGTTTGGGAGGGTGTACTTAGGGACTGGACCGGCGGTATGATTTGCGTTCTGGCTCCAGATGTTGTAACGGCTATTAAACTCGTAAGAAATAAGTATAGCGACTATTACGCTACGGAATGCTCAGCCGATACTGCGAAGGTAGTAACCTCTCCGGAAGCCTTCGCAGTTCATGGTGGGGGATAAATTTATAGTGTGTCTCTTGTTATTTTATAAACCTACTTTTTAATGGAGGCTCCTTCTGACAGAATAACTCTTCACTCGCGTATCTCCTTTTTACAACCTCATATTCGACCTGATATGAGGTTGTTTTATTTATCCAAGATGATATGGGAAACAAGATGGAGGAAAACAAGATGGAATTAAGCGAAGTGATGGAGTCCACCGATACCCGAGATCCGAAGATATTGGTTCGAATAGCGAGAGCTAGAGAAAGACAGGCCATCAGGAGAGATATCAATAACCTCTTGGCCAAAGGTGAAAAGTTGGCTCTAGAGAAGCTGTATTCTCTGCTTGAGAATATGAGTACAGTTTTCGATGTCGATAACTTTAACATCCTCATTACGGCCTTGAAGAATCTGGCCGATGTCCGACTCACGAACGAATGGACAACGAGACTTAGTGGGGCCATTGAACGCGATCCCAAGAATCTTACTCCAGGTTCCGCCGTCTCAAGTCCACTCCTAAGTAAACTTAAATCATTTGCCACTCAAACCCGTAGAGCTTCTAAAGCCGATGGTCGAGATGGAGTAGAGAAATCAAGGGATGAGGTTCCGTTTGAACTACCGCCAGAAGAGGAATAAAGAATGGCTAACCCAGAAGAACCCAAAAAAGATCCAAACGACCCGAAAGTCTTGCAGGATCTCAAAGATAACAAGGAATCAACTGGGGAGAAGGATCGTAAGACTGGAGATGGCAAGCATTTCTTGTACAAAGAGAGCGATATAGAAATCAATGATTACATCCAAGGTGTGCCAGAAAACGAAGGGATTTGGGACGACGACCGAGATTAGTATATTATCATTATTTAGGCGGTCAAATGAATAAGCGTAAAGCAAGGGGAATGAACGATAAGGACTACTTCCATTCCAAAGGAGCACCTACTAGCGGCAACTATGGTCACGCAGGTAGGCCACCACTTGTTGGAGGTAGTGGACAAGGTGGCGGAGGAGGTAAGGTTTCTCTCTCCGGCCACTACGGCCATGATCTCAGACATCTAACCGACAAGGTATGGGATGGCATGAGTGATGGCGATAGAAGAGAAGTCTTAGACTATCTCGGCTCACGTACCGGACATGAGGGAGTACTAAGCAAACTCACCAATACCTCACTTGGCAAGGACTATCGGGTTTATGCCGCCCTAGATAACGTCTCAGACTCCTTCCTCGATAAGATCGCCAAGGGCATAGGAAGCAAAATATCATTCAAAAACTTCCTATCTACCTCAACCGATAGAGGCGTAATAGGGAATATCTTGAGAAGTGGTGGGGTGTTGGTATCTATTGTGACCAATAGAGGCTTGCCAGTAGGCCATCGTAATACATTGGTGCGTAACGAGAAGGAACTTATTCTTGGGAAGCGCAGCCAATATCGCGTCCTTGGCTATCGCAGGCTTGGATTGGGTGGGCGGAAGAATCTAAAGGCCCAAATCAAACTACGCCGTCTCCCAGAATAGGGCTAGGACCCCGTAGGATTCGATTTAAGACATTTTCACACCAAAAGGCTATCAAAGTACCATCCGCTATTAAAAATGGCTAGGATTGGTTCCTATCGAGTCCTAGAATGATCTGGTCAATACCCTGCTTAAAGGTATTGTGTATCCCACGAATACTAATTAATATATCCTTTAAGATCATTTCTGACTTCTCAAGACCATCTTTCTCATGGACTGGATAAGAATCCCATAGCTTATTCAGATTGTTAACCATTGCCGTAATGGAATAAATGTATCGCCTAACTTCGTTATGTGGGCTCATAGCCCACTCTTCTTCAAAATCTTTGTGATTTTAAGCAACTTTACCGTGATCGGCTTTACTTTCTTACCCTTGTCAAACTGCTGGATGAAGTCTCGTCCTGCGTCATTGATATTGAAAGTATCTCTGTAGATATACGCCCTCTGAGCATGAACTATCGGCTTACAACAACCAATCTCGCGGTATATTGCTCTTGCTAGCGGACAAGATAAGGAACTTTTCTTAATACCCCTTTTGATATCATCTGCTGTGATATCAATAGCGTACTCAATCTTCATCTTTTTAGTCATTTGTATCAATCCTCCTAACGAGCATAAGACGACGGTGTTGATGTAATGTTACGACTTGTTATTGCACCAATATTACATAAAATGTAAGGTTCTTGTTCACTGTTTTAGTACCGTTCACTAATAATGAACAGAGTCAATCCCATTGGATTAATTGTATCAACTCGCAGTAGAAGTTTTCAATTCCACTCTCACCCTCGGAATGTCCGTATTTCCAAGCAAGATCAAAAAGTTTCCCAGCTTTAGGGTGACCATTTGTATCGTACCTATTTTCAAGTACCGCCTAAAGTTCCGCAAGTTCATGCGCGTGCTCGTGTCTGATCCATTTCATTTGTCTCAATCCTCCTGTATCATCCATACCGGCGAAGTAATGATAATCCTAGCGCCCCCATGGGTCATACTCGACATACTCAATTTCACTTGGTCAAATTCTTGGGGTAATTTTAGAGGAGCCTCTCGATATAATCGATGAGTGATTCAATGTCATTCTTCAATACTTGTCTGAACGAGGGAATCGTTTCGATATTCTCAATTGAAGCATAGGCGTGCATATCATTTAACTTCTTATAAACATCCCGCAAGATTTGAATTCTACTATGCTGTCCAACGATGATAGGCTGGAGAGCCTTCTTGGTCCCATTTGCTTTTGTCACGACTAGTCCCTTAAAGATACGAGTTAGACGGGGCATAACGCCAAGCGTTACTAATAATTTGTTTACCAATTGTGGCTTGTAAGAAAAACATGTCGAGTTTTCTTACATAAAAACTTGACAAAATGATATCAATCCCCTAACTGTTACAAAAAGTACCCTAGTTTTTGTAACAGTTTATGCCATTCCGCCAATAGTATAGTATCACTTCCTTGGAATCCTGGAAATACAGTAACATCCGCCTTGTACCAACAGGGTACCGGCGAAGTAATGATAATGTTACCTTTTGGTAACAGTCTCATTTTTACCACTGTGGTAAATTTACAACGCCAAGAAAATTTGGCGTAGGAAAAATGAGACGTGGGAAATTTACTACACTTCCTCTGGCACGGGATTTGCTGTAGCAATTGGCGTGCCAATCAAGCTAGGCAATCCGTATGCCACAAAAACACAAGCAAAGCGTATGCCATTGAAGTATGCAACAATTTGCATATGACTTGCTAGACTGAAATCGGCCGGGAATATGGCATACGCTTTGCAACCTATCTATATCTCCGCCTACTTCGACGCCCGCCCATGGCGGACCCATGGGATAGGCGTAATGGGCAATACGAATGGGCGGACGATTATTTGACATATCCGGCCTATGTGATAGTCTCATGAGTAGATGGAAAGGGGATTGACGATGAGAACCGATGAGACGACGATTGCGGACGTCCTTGATATCGTCCGGGTAACGGTCATTTGGTCCGGGACCGATATCGATAGCGTTTTATCCCCGGGTGTTCCGGGGATGTGGGAGATACTGTAGCGTTCGAGGAAAGGGGATTGATATGAGTAGTCATGACGTGTCCGGGTCTAAGAGTTTGTCCGAAATTTTGGACAAGGGCGGAATCGGATTCACGGCCGGGAAGGAACCGATTTTTTTGGGGGGCGCAAGACTCCCGGTTGAAGGATTTTCGGCCGTGGTTCGGGGGGATACCGGGGATGTACTGTCCGTTATGGGGGATAGGTATTCCCCCATTAACAACATTGACGGATTTGACATTGTGAATCAATTCTTGCGCGAAGGGGCGTTCCCGGAACGCGCGGGAAGTTTCGGTCTGGGCGCTCAATCCTTCGTACAGCTTACGCTCCCGGAAACTATCGAGATTCCCGGGCTTGACGGAGATACGCTCCGTCAGAATTTCACTCTGTACAATAGCTTTGACGGTTCGCCCCCTCATTCAATTTCGATGACACCCATTAGGATTATCTGTTACAATAGCTTCCTTGCGTCCCTTGGCGCGAAAACTAATATTGTATCCATCCGCCATAGCGGAGATACGGACCGCAAACTAGAGGAAGTTGGCCGTATCCTTGGTTTGGTGCGCAAGTACTATGATGATTTACTCCCGATGGCGGGCCGACTTGTAGAGACTAGACTGGATTCGGCCAAGGTCGGAACGTATCTAGATTCCGTTTTTGGCGTTGCCGATTCGACCCGGGCCAAGAGTAACCGGGCGGAGATTCTGACCTTGGTTGACTCCGGGAAGGGTTCGGAAATCCCCGGAGTCAAGGGAACTTTGTGGGGGGCGTTCAATGCTGTAACGGAATATGTGGACCATTTTCGCGCAAGCCGGGGTGCAGGGGAAGATAGTGTCAGACAAGCGGAATCTCGTTTGAAGTCTAGTATGCTTGGTAGCGGTGCACTCCTAAAGGCTAAAGCTTGGTCGCGCGCCCTGGAGGTTGCTAACGTCTAGTCAATTCCCTTCCGTGTTCCGGGGAGTGTGGCTTGTAGCTACACTCCCCCATTTAAGGGGGAATCATATGGCTTGGACCGCCTATCCGAGAAAACTAAAGGACGGTTCGGAAATTCTCTGTCATACCGATGAACCCTTGTCCGAAAACGAAGTCAAGGAAGTAGTAATCCTCCGTGCAGGGTCTACTATCTTTTCCTCCGGGTCGATTGATATAGCAGAGATAGCCCGGAGTATTGGACGTTCCGCTGACGGGTACGGTATGCGTGATTCATCTATCATGGCGCTAGGCGACAAACTATACGTTGTTTCCTGGGCCCGGTTTTCTTCGTGCGAATGAATTTTAAGGTGAGATATGGAAATTGAAACGTACGAGATTGAAGAGACGGATACCATCACTCCGGAGATTGAGTCGGAAGCGATTGCTTTGATTGACAAGCTCGATTTGAAGGGACAAAAGGAGCTTGTGCAGGAACCGAAAGACGGTGAGAGAAAGCGATTCCCCTATCCCGAAATGACGGCCGGGGACCAAGCGATCTATCTTACGCTTTTCCCTACCCGTACGAATGTTAACGAGTATTCCGGGGGGATTCTCCCGATACGTATTCTGCAAGTCGTTTCACATGCCCGGGACTTTTGCGGATTGATTGAAGTTTGGCACAAGCGTATGCGAGACCCGGACCCGGTACTTGTGGGCCATGTCAATAATTCGCAATACAATCCTGGAAAGACTTTCATTCTTGCACGTTGGGGGGATGGATTGAAACCTATCGACAAGCTCCGGGAGGAAGCAAGAAAGGCATTGCGTCCGAAGATCGAAGCAAAACTCCGGGAAGAAATCGCAGAACGCAAGACGCAATTGGAGAGTATTGATTCTCTGATTGAGAGGCATCTTGCCGGAGAGTACGTTCCGGTCGCACATTGAAGGAAGGATCATATGTCAAAAGGGAAATGTCCAGACTGCAACGGTTGCGGGATTATTCTCCGCCCGGACCCACTAAAGAAATGGAACCTACGTATCCTTGAATGCCAAACGTGCAGGGGAACGGGTAAGATTGAAAGCAAGGTGCTAAATGTATCTGAAATGGAGTAGGGACAATATCAAGGTTAGCAAGATGGCCCGAAGCGTATCATTCGGAATCCCGGCCTACCGTTCCTCCGATGGATTTGTGACGTGTCCCGGGGCCGGGGCCTGTGCGGGATACTGCTACGCCCGTCAAGGCCGATACGTTATGCCAAATGTCAAAGCATCAAGGGAATTCAACCTTGCGATTGCTAAGGATAGTCCGGTTAGGTTCGCGCAATATGCTATAGCGGACCTACAAGCAATGAGGAAAGTATCCATTGTACGGATACATGATTCCGGGGACTTTTTTAGTCAAGAATACCTTGATGCGTGGGTGTACGTCGCAAGTACCCTACCAAGAATTCGATTCTACGCCTACACTAAATCACTTAAACTTTGCTTTGATAGACTACCGGGAAATTTCTCCATTACGCAAAGTATGGGGGGGATTTGGGATTCTCTGATTGATTCCTCCCGGAGTCACGCAAGAGTATTTCCCGATATCGAAGCACTTAGGACTGAGGGATACATCAATGGTACTCTATCGGATAGGCCTGCCCTGGAGGGTTTGACTAGGATAGGGCTAGCCTACCATGGGGCTAGATCGCTAACTGTGGCGCAAAAGAAGTACTTGGAAAGGGATTTGGCTATGGGGTTGGGGAAGCAAGGGGAGGAAGAGAAATCGCCTTGAAATCAAGCTAGGGGGGGTTTACCCCTACTTTAGACAGTCTAGCATGTATGTATGTATAAAGAAAGTAACATATGTCCACTCCTAAACTCCTCCTCGCCACTACTGCTCTCCTACTCCTGTGCCCTGGTCTAGGGTTCATAGCAATAATGGGATTGCTATTGCTATCTCCCTTCAGAATCTTTAATGGCTTGGTGCGCAGTGCTGGACCACCCATAAAATGATTGAACTAGACCCAAAATCCCCAAAACCATTTAGCAGTAAAAGGTCCCGCGTTTTGACATTATAAACTTTTACCCATAAGGTATCCCATATACAAGGGCTAACCCATTACGGCTCCATACGATTTTCTTGACGATTTTCCTTGTAATGATGATAGGGATAGGGTAGTCTTACTAGTGTGATGAACACAATTGACAGAAAGGACGGTAGAGAATGAGACACTCCCCCTCAGACGTCCCTGATTTGGACTCTCGCCTTCTCCAGTTAGCCCTACGGCTTAGGGAACTAGACCCGGAATCTCCCTTGGTGGATTTACTCCGCAAGGGTATGCTAGCCCTTGTAATGCATGATGATACATTGGATACGGAGTAACCCTATGATAACTATATCTTTAGGTATACTTGCTAGCCTATGTTACCTTTGGGTAATACTCTATGCTTCCTCATATCCCCGTCGTTTGCGTACTGTCACGCCCAACCACAATGGCCATAGGACCGCTTGGGAGGCGATTCTAGCCATTTTGGTAGGGAAAGGGTAGTTAGATAGGGGGTGAAGCCTTAAAATGGCTTAAATCGAATTGTAGGGGGTTTAGGTATGGCATAAGGATTGCTAGGTGCAAATTCCATGCCAATAGTGGTGTGGTAAATAGGAGATAGGGTAGTAGTCTGGGTCTCATTTTTGCAACTGGGGAACGTAGTAAGGGCGGTACTAACCTCACATCTCTACTATAATTCAGGGTAAGTCATTATATAACAAGGACTTATACTCATTTCTTCTTGAGATATAGTTTAGTTCTAGGAGAATTTATTCCCACTGATTACCTCACAGTCTGGCTTTATCCCCAGTCTATTCTTTGTTGAATGATCCTGATACCATATATCAACTGCACTCGTTACCAATCTGAACCATTGTCTATTCTCTCTCTTCTTCATTGGTAAGGACTCATGAGGACACCTATCGGTCAGCCAATAGATATAATGGGACCTCATTACAATATCCTCTTCTTCCTCAAGTTCAGTTCTATACCTCTCACAGTCTCCCATCGGACCTGGGGTATTGATTTCTATATCCCACGCCCTACATGAATTTTCTACCGAGGATGCAATATAAAGACCTCTTATTCTCTTCCCATTTGGGATCTCACCCCTCCCCCATCCCCATCCTATAACGCCGTGACCGTCGGTATGTATTCCCGGCCGTCTTTGGTATTTGTTTGCCTCTACTACAGATTCTTGTATTGAGAGGTACCCAGTCTTACCAAGCTCCCCTGTTTCAACTCCACAATCTTGAATCATAGAACAATATTGCCTATATTCTTGAGGTATGGAGTTATTATCGCCTATGATAAATGGCATCATGTTAATCCTCAGTCCTGACGATTCTGGAAATCTCGTTCTACCAATCAGAATCAAGTTTGTCATTCTTCATCCCTTAGCGCCTCAAGCGCATCAATCAGGTCCAAGATATGATCCTGAGTCAGTCTCACTTTTGTTCCACCTTTCCGAGGGCTAAATGTATACCCATCAGCCCGACTTGTATCCAATTCCGGAATCTTACGAATCCATAACCATTTCCCAGTAGGAACGACCTGAAGAATGATTTCCTTTTTATATTCCCCTTCTTTTGTGGTATCGATCTCAATTACTCTTTTGAATTTAGCCATAATTCTACCATCCATCAAACGGGGCTGTAAGATATACTTGAGTTTGGGTTCTTACTTCATTCAGAAACTTCCTTTGAGAATTCCTTGTGATCCTAATGAACCATCTCCAGCCCGGCCTAGTTGTTGGCGTACCTCTATGAAAACATTCGTGATCGAAGTATATTACTCTTCCGGGCTCAACTGCTCTGATTTTTATCCGACCCCTCTTGAGCAGGAGATCGATTTCTTTGTTCCAGATTTCATATATAGTTCCTTTACCTTCTGGTACGTCATAAAGTCTTAACTTCCCAAAGACAAATTCTGTCTTACTTACTTCTCCGACTATCCCCATCACATGATCTGCTTTGTATATTGGACTCCTGTGATCTGGCTGACCATCCTTCCTGGTTCTCGGAATATCATCCAAGTGCCATCCCGGGATGCAAGGGTACCACCCAGTCATCAGCATATGAACACGGCTGTCTATAATAATATCATTGGTTTTCCAGTTCTCGGGGATATTAGCTAGGAAGTTCTTCGTTATGCTCCCACCATGTTCTAATGCATAATGATAGCTCTAACTAAATAGTTGTGGCTCTTTTTTAACCACATCATCTGAATAATTGGCGACAAAGGAACCGAGGTCTTGGAATCTGGAATTAAATACCAACCCGATATCCTGTTTTTCTGTCATAATCAAGTACCTTTTCGAAGCCATAGTTCCTGCGCAAAAATTATTGATAGGCTATCTTATCTCTACAATAATTTATTATTCTATCTGTATCAGATAGATCGGTTATTATCCATTCCCTCAATGCGCGAATGATTGTCTCATCCGAATTATTTTTGGAATAGATAGCCACTTTTGATCCTTTGGCAGCAAGATAATATTCAAATACAGAAAGGGACGAATAGGGGGCTTCTTTTAGATCAGGATTACACCCAAAAATTGTCTTCCTTGGTGGAAGAGGAATTTTGAGAATGGGAATTGGGCCCGAGAGTCCCATCGTCTCACCAGCCAAGGGGCCATCAATAAAGATTGCAGATATCATATGTTTAATCCCGTCTTCCTCATATTCTTCCTAAACGTCTTCCAGGATATCTTACCAACACTATCGCAAAAATGACATCCACATTCTACGATATAGAATCCGCATCGTAGGCAATGAGATTCCGACCAATAGCGGTATGGAATTGCACATTGACCACTATCAAGATAGTTTTTATTGAAGTCATGTTTCTTATCACACGGCCTGTCTAGTACCATTATTCACCAATTCTCTAATTATTCTCTACCAATAAGAACCTGTCAGACGCCAAGCGCTTGAGATAGCGATAGAGCCACCAATAGTCAGATTCTTTTTCTGGGCATGAGTAATAGTTCTTAAATTTCCAATAGGTTCCTATATATTTCTCAAACTTTGGTTTCTCGCATTTGTCTTGATGCTCTTTTTGTAAACCCATAAGTTCCATTTTAAGCCTGTCGAATTCCTTCTGTTTCTTTTCTAGCTTATTCATATTATCCTCTACTTCAAAAGATATCCTTCTCCGATATGCTTAATAATAACCCTGCCGACCCGATCATCGTACCGGCGGATGGTAGGCTTGATAACGATACCTTCCCTCACATTAGAAGCGCCAGCAATTATAGAGTTACCCTCTGCCAATTTCAGAAGGTCCTTGTTATAAGGCCCACGATAGAATTCTGGTACTGGCTGAAGCTCCACTCGCCGAAGGACCGCAAGAAAATCATCATGGTCAAGATATCTCATTTGCCTAAGATCAAGTGCGTCGAAGAAGAGAAGGCTAGCCGCGCCTCTCTCATGCCCATAACGAAGGCTTTGAACCCAACCAAATATCTCGCCGAATAGAACAATATCGGGCGCGTTGGCGAGTTTCTTTTCGAGTTCATACCTCTCCGCCGTCTTCCACCAGATACTATTCAATTCGCGCTTCTTGATCTGATTATGACTTCCAACCCAAAGCCTATTTTGGGTATAAACAAAACGGGAGTTGGTCCCATGAACCTTCTCCGTCAGAACCACATCCTCACCATCAATCAAGATCGTAGGATAACGACGATAAGATTCAATATCTGTAAACCTCGGGAATTCAAATGGGCAATGTTCACAATCTCCGCCAGTAGAGAGCTTCTCCTCTTCAAGTGGCTCCTCATACTTCTTGATTCCGAGTGTCTCCGCAACATTCTGACCCTCAATCATTCCTTCGCTGATAGGAAGGAGGAGCCCCATTGAGAATACGCCACGCAGCTTCATAGCCTTAATTCTAGGCTTCTTCAAGAAAGAGAAAGGGGGATGCTCAAGAGGTACAACGGCATCAACCGGAACATATATTGCCAGATCACCCTCCTTGAAATCGGTTGAACGGATAATAATTGGATATTCTCCAATCTTCGTCACGGAAAGCGTATCCGCATTGGGATGTTTCTCAATCGCACCGATCTTAACCACTTCCACTACAAATTCAGTCATTTTTCTTCTCCTTGCAACCTTTACAAATGGGCCACTTTGTCCCGAACTTCTTTGACAACGCTATTATATACTCTCGGCTCCATCGTTCCGTTACAACGATTGTGCCCATTAAATACCCACACCTCCTACACTGTATTCGAAATTCTTTGGGAGTTTTCTTATTCGGCTTTATTTTATTACCCCATTTGCTCTTTGCCTCCTCAAGTTTAATCTCCTTATGAGGCGGCCCAGCATTCTCTCTTTTGCGATATGAATCAGTCATGGTATCAACCTAATTCTTATTAAGAAGGGTTTCTGGGGAACTGGTTATAGAGTCTATTGTTGATATCTGCCCCAGTCCCTTACCAAGAGCGCGTTCTACTTCTATTAAATGTTGGGCATCAGTAATTCTCAATCTCCCAAGCTCTATTGTTACGCCATAGAGAATATTCAATAGCCCATCACAATACGCTATGCCGCGCTTCACTCTTAGATGAATTTGTTTTTCTTCCCTTGACCATAAGGAACCATAATACGAGAATTCCGCCGCGCCGTTCCTGCCCATATCGCGCTCTTGTGGGACAATCGATATTACTCTTTCAATGTGTTTTCTTAAAGAAGACGCCCGCCACAAACTCACTCCGCCAACATCAACGGGAAGAATACCCAACGTTTCTACATCATGATATCCAAGCATCTCAGGCCAATTTTGATACGGATGAGTCTCAGGGTCCTTGTGTATGAGACCTATTGTTTGAATATCTTTGTTCTCATTGAGAATTTGTTGACATCTGTTCAGATTATCGTTGAAATAGCTTGACCTCTTCTGCGGACCTATAAGATAATCTTCGTGTAAAAGAATAACCGCTGATGGATTATATGTCTTCTCGCAGAAGGTCAAGGAATCGAGCAAATTTCTGTTCCAGCCCCTATTCTCTCCGATTACGTAACATGGGAGTTCGGGATATGGATTATCTTTTGGAGTAACAAACATAACTGGGCAATTACTATCCGGCCAGTAATATTTGAAGCAGGACCACCAAACCTGTCCGAATGCTTTGAGATATAAATCATTTGTTGCTATTAATATTAATATTTCATTTCCCATAGGAGGATTTACTACTATTTAATCTTCTTCTCGGCATTACACCATTCTTTTTCAAAGTTTGCGATTTGTTTAACTAAAGTCGCGTTGTGGGCTACATCATTCCAACTCATATTAATATTTACCCAATCCAGAATGTCATCCTCACTAAGACGCTCTCCCAGAGCCTCCTCATAAGGTATCCCGTCTACTTCTGCATAATATTGCGCTCTATTCTGCCGAATGACGTCAGTGAGGATCTCATACTTTGACCCGTCAGAGAACGTCACAACAAGAACCTCACTCTTAGTCTTCATATCGATCTCCTTGCCAAATCCATCGTCTATTCTTAAATATCAAAACATCCTTGCACCATTGGCATACAATGGAATCGTTCTCTATACCCATTGTCGGAAAATCAGAGATGGTCTGGACGCAACATCTCATCAGACCACCGATATCAATCTTATCATCAAGCATTTTACTTAACCGGCTTCTTTCGATAAGAGTTGGCCTCCTCTTCCTTTAGTCCATCATGGCTACGTCCTTCTCGACGATTGGAATAAATAGCCTTCCTCTTCGCCAGACGCTTGAGCTTCTTGAGATGGATCTTCTTGGCGCGATGGTCAAACATTTTACACCTCTTAGAAAGTTTTACAGCCAATGCCTTTTCGGATCTGATGATCTTTTCAAGCGTATCAAGTTCAACATGAATATACTTGTGAATAGATGGATCTAAAAATTCAATAGCGAAGACTCTTGGTTTCTCATTATAACATAACCTAAAGGACATTGCCTCTTTACTTGTAATCTCGCCGGTCTCAGGGTCGTAGGTAATAAAGGCATCAAGTTCAATCACTATTTTTCTCCTTTCTGCTGGTAAGCCTATCTATTAGACGGCACAGGCCCCAAGTTATTACAAAGGCTCCGAGACATATAACAACAAAAGAGATCCCCACAGATATGAATTGATTTATATTCCACTCAATATCATTCGCAAATTGACGATCCATAATGCCTCCCTATTTCCTCTTTTTCTTCTGTTTATATCTGGCCTTTATCTCACGTCGCATTTTATTCTTGAGTTTGATCTCTTCTTTATGTTCTTCATTCCATTCTCTCAATCGCTGTTTGACATCCTCCGTCATTGGTTCACCGAAGATTCCCATAATATCTCGGTATATCTTACTGGCTTTATCGAAATTACCCTCTCGCATAGATTCATAATGTTTCTTCCATTTCTCAAGTTTCTCCCTCTCGGAAATGAGCCATCGCTCAAGTGAGCGATATAATGCAGGACATTTATTCTTATCTACCAGATTGGTATAGTTCATGTCGTAAAGTTGATTTGGATTATGAGAAATCTCTGACTCTACCTCATTCGCAATCTTTTCATCTTTGGCTTTTTGTTCTGGAGAACGATTATCTCTCTCTACCATCATACTATGTTTTTTATTCCAAACTGGATCATTTAATTTAGTACTCATTATGTTGCAGAACTATATTTTATGATATATTATCGTATATAATTATGTACCATTTTCACCATTATCCCTCACTCACCAGCTCACGGTTGCGGAGGCAGATCAAGTCGTGGCCATTCGGCACGTTGACTGTGCACCAGCAGGTCGTCCCCGCCCATGGCTGCTTCCCAGACTTCGTCGTTCGTGCCGGTCATGGCTGCAAAACCTTCTTCTCAATCCACTCCGTGGTCACGATGAATTCCTCCCCCTCCTGCTGGACGTCGGTCACGAAAACGTCCTTCATCGCCTCCGGCGTCATGAGCACGGTCTTGAGGTAGTACTCTACGGCCAACTTCATCTGCTTTGGGCAGAACGTGATCAGGTTCTTACCTTCCATGGTCAATCTCCTTCTCATAGATTGTCACAGTCCAAACCTCCTGCATTCCTCGATAAAGCATAGCGGGCACCAGCGCACGATGTCGAGGTGCGTGGTCGGTCATCGCACACCCCACCCAGCAGATCCTCCAGCCTCTTCGAGCAGCATCCGTTATCGAGGCGAACAACGAGCTTATGTCCGTAGCGACATTCCTGCTCCGGACCACCAGGCAATCCGATCATCGCTTCTCCTTTCCACGATTGGCGGGTTTGCATTCCCTGTGACGGTACGCCATCAGCTCCAGCGCGCTGATAAACGCGGTCGCCGGAGTCCCATCCCCGGGGTGAATGGGCTCTATCGTGAAACACTGAGTGCAGAGCGCGTGTTCCTTTCGGACGAGAATCCGTTCGAGCTGGTTACGCATTTCTATCGTCATCACTTCTTCCTCCTCGTCCTCTTCTCGACCAGCTCTACGACGCGGTGGGGGGCGCACGGGAGATTTCCGTACGCCCTCAAATTGCTCTCGCAATAGAGCCTGTCACGATCTCCGAATCCGTTGTGGAAGGCCCAGTGCATCGCCCCTGTGCGGCACACAACCGCCCACGCCCTCAATGGCTTTCGCGGCTTCACGACCTTCTTGTGTCTCCCGCAAATCGAGATCGACTCCAGCGCATCCTTCGCCCACCTCGCGATCCGCCTTCCACAGTCGGAGCATGTCGGCTTCATGGCGTTCCTCCTTTGCGGATGGCGGCGGCGATCCCAATAGCGGTGATCTCTACAGCCCGTTCAGGCGTGATCGGCGGATGGACTTCGATACGAATGCCGGTTGGGAGCCACCCTTCCGCGATCTCCGCCGCCCGCTCCCTCTCCCGCGCAACGGCCGCGTCAATGGCGAGGGCAATGTCTTTCACCGCGTCATGTTCCTCATCATGCCCGAACCCATCGCACGAATCGCTACAGCAACCAGATAGCTGGAGGCCAAGTCCGCGCACGATGCTCAGCGCCTCCGCGCTCGGCGTTTGGGCCGTCACATCATCCTCCTTCCGGTTCCTCCGCAGGTGGGGCAGTACAGCGCCTTGATCCTGAGCGATGAAGGGCTTGGGGCTTGTTTATTTATTCTCATAACAGTTATGAGATCATTATCCCAACTTGTTACAATCATTGCAGAGAGTTCTTAGCCATCCACCATTATCTCTAACCTCACCAATCTTACCGCAAATCTCACAAGTCTTTTGGGAAAGAATTTCAGCCTCTCTTATCATATCCGAAATCTCGTCGGTATCCCAATTGGTATAGTAACGTAAACTGGCAAATTTTTCTTTCACCTGCACGACTTCAAAGGGATATTTCTGTTCTGGCAACTTCTTCAAATGCTCATTAATCTTTTCTGATAGGTCCCAGATAATTTTGAACCATCCATCTTCGCAATCAAATCCGAAAACCATCAAAGTGTCTCTAATACTTCCGTTCGGATGGAAGAATTTGAAACGATTATAGAGTTTCTTCTCAAGTGCCGGAGTCATTACTTTCTCCCTTAATCAAATTGGCATTAAAGTATTTGATAGCAAAATCAGCCACAATCTCACAACATTTCATACAACCAAGCCAAGGGGCATTACTCTTTGGATGTGCCCCACACTGGCTCAAACCATGAAGAAACGCGATTAGGAATTCACGATTGATGTCAAGTCTTCCTTCCATTCTTCACCTTTAATGATTTTGATGGTTTATCTATCTTAGACGATTGCGAAACTGAATCATTTCGTAATATCTTAGAATCAAATGAGTTTTTCTTTGGTGGGTTCCTTGAACTCCTATGCCCTTCACATTGAAGATCGTGCGTATCCATACAATTCTGTTTAACACAAACACTCTCTCTGCAATAATAGCAGAGAGCTATGTTCTCCTTCTTACAAACGATACAGGTCTTCACGGTTTCTCTCTTTTCTAAGTCACAAAAGCAGGCTAAGACAGTCTTCACCTATAAGAAGACAGAAAGGACGGCGGAATGGATCAGAAACGGATGATGAAAATCTTTAATGAACAGGCTCGTAAGGGGGCGGAATTAAGTCCCTCACTTATTCCATCTCTACTCGACGGAACCAAGACCCAGGGTGATGAAATTGCAAGAATTATTGGATTCTGTACCAACATGATCGGCTGCATTTATCAGCGATCTTATGCCGTCGGAGGAATTCCAGCCACAGACGAGATCATGGAGATTTATTTCAACCTTCTACGGGAACATATCAAAGCCCTTACCGGAGTCAGTTTTGCTTACGAATTCTGTTCTATCAAAAACGACAGTGATGAGAAACCTCCAAGCCAATAGTGGAGGTAATTATGTTGGACAGAGAGGTCGTCGAAGAACAGCTTCGCAGAAATGAATGGTGTCAGCGTTACGAACACGCCCTCCTCAAGCCAATAGGTTTATATATGCTCTGGCTTGAGGAGGAAATAGACAAACTAAAGCCGGTGTTGAAAATCAAAGTGAGAGATGGAATTGATGCCATCTTCAAACTTAAAAAGGTAGACAATATTACCCCGACGATGTATATGTACTTCCTAGATAAGATTGATAATAAGAAAGATAAGAGTGAACGACATTAAATCAAAGTTATTTAGATTCTTCAAGATCGCAAGAACTTCAACTTCTTGGTATAGGATGTTGGCAAGAGAGTCTTTGCTTTCGATGTTATCTGGAGACGATATTGGTCCCCATGCAGAAGAAATTAGAAACTATCTCTCAGAGATTACCGACGAAGAATATAAGAAGCTCCTACACGAATCAAAGTAACATAGCAGATGTACATGAGTCAAACCGTTATGATACAGATGGACTTAGACAGAATGAGGGATATAACCTTCAGAAAATCCACCGTTCATAGTCAGAAGCTAACCGCAATGGCTCTCAATGGCAAACATATCGTATGCTATGAAACGAACAGGAGAGGGAATGGTCTGGTATCAAGGTTCTCGATTCATGCCGAAGAGTTCCTAATTAAGAAGTTGCGCAAAACTAACGCCAAGAACCGTTATAATGCCTTGACGGTAATTGTAATGAGATTCCGGAAAGATGGCAGTCTTGGAATTGCGAAGCCGTGTGTGGATTGTCATCGACTGCTTGATAATTATGGTGTCAAAAATGTTTATTACTCAATTAACGATGGTTTGAGGAAACTATGAAAAAGAAGCAATGCAAGTCTTGTGGCTCAAAAAATGAACTGATTCTGAAAAATAAGGAACGTCTTTGCCCAACTTGCTATGTCCTATTCTACGAGCCACAGGAGCAGACAGATTACAACCCTCAAGTATACCGGGTCTATGACCATCATAGAAATCCGGTTCAAGCTGATATTTTAGATCGAATTGCCGAAGAGGATTGACAGATGACGCCAGATGAGGCCGCTATGGTTGGTAGGGAGAATGCTTGTGAACTCCTGAAGACCTACCAACCTTTACCCGGGATAAATGGAGCCATTGAACAGGTGGCCTTTCTATCATCCCTTATATCTTCACTTTACTCATCATCGGTAGATGAGCTTAATGTGAATGGACAGAAGATCCTTCTGGCCCTTTTGGTTCAAGTTTCGGCAGATATTAAGAAACTATGCGGAGATAGAGTTGATTTCCAGATCATGAAAGTGGATTAGCTAATTGATACCAGATCCCTTCAGATACTCTTTAAGATATTTCCTGTAATTAGACCCAAAAACGAGTTTACATACTTTATTCCTGACATCTACAAGGAAACATAGAGTTTCGCTTGTAATACAAGTCTTCGGGATAGATGTCTCCCAAACTCTTACGAACAGGTCATAATTGCGGTCCTTAATCATTGAAATTCTCCAAAAATCGATGGTTTGTATAGCATACCCATCTATCGGCAGGGTTAAACGATAAGAATGGCTTAAATCGAATCCTACGCAGTCATAAGACCATTCTACAGCCATATAATAAGTTCTTGGCTGCGGGAGGTAGAGTCGAACTACCATGAGCAGAGTAACAATCTGGCGGCTTACCAATTAGCCAATCCCGCAATGTAATTATAGAATCTCACGGCAAAGACTCAAACTTTGACTTCCACAGCCCTGATCTTCTACATGACAGAAGATACGATCCGTGGCGTTCCTTCCATGAATCACGGCATACATGGTCAACCGCACGCTTCCCATCCGGGATTGGTAGGTATCCGCCCTACTGTCACCGTTACCAGAACGGCCACCCGGCCTTAGCCTCGTCCGTTGTTGTATGCCGGACTAAATCTTATAACCCGATGCGGAGGGGCGGAGGGTCATTGGAGTCATTACAACTTACCGACGACTAATACTACAGGTTCATATTTCGCCATCCTATGGCAAGTGCTTTGGAAATCCTCGCCTCTATGTCGTTACAGTCTTACGCCTGTGTCGGAGTTCACGACACACTTTCAGCCTCTATAGCTTCCGCGCCCCCGGATCGGGTTATTTATACTGGTTTTCAAAGAACCAAATTTCATGGTCCACCCGGCGCGATTCGAACACGCAACCTAGCCCTTATAAAGAGCTTGCTCTGCCCATTGAGCTACGAGTGGATGATGCGCATATTTCTTACTTTCATCTGATTACTACCAGTATGACGAAACATAATCACATTCATTACAAAGAAAAGTATTCAATTAAATTTGAACTTCGCTTTTTCTTATAGTTCCGTTTTCGGCTCCGATGCGCCACTACGGGTGGCTGTGGGTGTTGTTTCGTATCTATTTCACCCATGTTTGTTACATTTTTTCTAAAATCGTGTTCTGGGGGAAATTGTCCTCTTTAGTGTATTATTTAGCTTGTGAGTGTCTCCTAGAGACAAGAGAAGAAGTAGATTCATCATCTACCATGTGTGGCCTCTGAGGAGGCCCATGATTGAGAAGGGATAAAAGAGATGAAAAGAAAAGAAAAATAAAGATGAGTATACTTGATGTTAATACTGATATAAGCTGACATGATTAATACCATTAAAAGTCGAGGCTCTGTCAGGTGTTTCTGGGGATTATAGACTACTAAGAGTAATGAAATTCTTATGTCCTTCCAGAAGAAGGTCAAGCCAAGTGAATTATATAATTTCCTATTAAATCCTCCTCAAACAAAACAAGAGCTATATCGATTCTTATACCTCCTTACTGGCGAGAAGACGGTATTCAAGAATATATGTGATTTCCATCAAACTCCTTGGGATTTCATTTGGGAATCCTATAAGATAGACTTACCTGATTACAAGGAAAGTTCGAGTAAGAATATTGTAGCTCTAGGCCCGAGAGAGGGCTTCAAAACTCTCTCTGAGGCGAAGTTGATTGTTTCTGAATTGTTGTTAAAGCCCAATTGTGAAACAATTTGTATGGGGGCCATCAGGGAGCAATCCGAGAAATGCTTTTCCTATGTAAGAAGATACTTGAAGAACTCCATTGTCATGGAAAGTGGCATTCTTGACAAGATGCTAAAAAGGTTGATTACTTTGCGCAATGGATCGAAGTACCATCAGGTTGTTGCAACGGTAGAATCTACCAATGGTCAGCATCCTCAGAAACTCAGGATCGATGAGTGTGAGCTTATTGAACAGGATGTCATTACAGAAGCTAGAATGATGCCAAGCGGGAATGAGACCAATGATGCTCATATTGCCTATATTTCGACTAGGAAGTTTGTTGATGGGACCATGCAAAAACTTTTGGAGAGAACTGGTAAGGATGCCTATAAGTTTATAAGTTGGTGCTATAAGGAGGTTTCTGAACCCTGTCCAGAATGGCGTAGAGGGAAGGATAGAAAGATTTATAACGTCGAGGATATTCACAATCCGGGAGAGACGATTATTATTGAGGCATACTCCAAATGTGGAGAATGCCCTCTTCTGCCGAGTTGTCGTGGAGATTTGGCAAAATCAACTGGTTCCATCCCTATTGAGGATTCGATAAATAAATTCCTTACCACTGATAGAACGACTTGGATCGCACAGAAGGAGTGTCTTGAACCCGTACGACAGAATAAATTCTTTCCAGAGTGGGATCGCAAATTTAATATAATCGATTATGAATACAATCCTCATCGTCCTACCGATTTAGCATTTGATTTTACTAACGGTGGGGAATCTCCCACAGTCTGCCAGATTTGGCAGGAGGATGACGAAGGCAATAGTATTATGTTTGCCTCCCTAGCTTATGTTCATAAGCCATCGAACGATACCGCAGAATCGATTCTTAATTTCGTTAGAGATATAGGAATAAAGAATACGAGAATGCAAGTTGGTGATTCTGCACAAATGCAGGAGATCAGAAATTTTAATAATTACAATAGTTTTTTTAGAATTGTTCCAACTAAGAAGATTACTCGCAAAGAGGGCTGGCCGATATGCAGGCGGACGCTTAGGGATAATTCTGGCAGAAGGAAACTATTTGTAAACCAGAAATATTGTCAGGGTTTTATAAAGGAAATCGAGGAAGCTACAAGGAGCAAAAGAGATTTGGATGATATCGCCACGAGTTGCAGCGATCATCACCTTGACGCTTGGCGTTATAGGGAAGTCAGGTTGAGACATCAAGGCGGTGGAGAGCCAAATATTAGAGTATATAATCCAGACGGGGCCGATGATGCGTCTCAATCAGGTCCGGTCAGAATCGATGATGAGAAACCTCTCATCAACAATGTCTGGGACTATCTAAGCCAAGAAGATGACGACTAATGCTCCAAGTGAATAGAGTTTCCAGAAGGCTATAAGAATGAGTTTGAAGGATAAGATTTTCGGCTTCTTTGGGTTTAAGAAGGCCGAACCGGTTCCGCTTCGGGAATTAAGACCTGCCGAGATGGACGATATTGAGCGGTGGGAATCCGACCGATATGGTGTCTATGATGGTGGGAAAGGTAGGCTTGGCGACCTTGGCTCATACCTTGATCTCTACCGGACTCAGCCATGGGTTTATGTTTGCGCTAGAGACATCTCTCAGGCATTTTCGACAGTAGATTATCAGATTACCAATGAGGGTAAGGAAATCTCCAAGGATGATTACCGATATAGGGTAATCAGGAAACCCAATCCATTTGAAACATTTTCCGACGTAAGAAAGAAAACTTCGGTTCATCTTGAACTTACTGGCAATTCATTCTGGGAACTCGTCAGGGACGATAAAGAGAATCTGATCGGTATTTATATCCTTCGGCCGGATCTAATGAGAATTCAACCTCATCCGAAATATAAGATTGCCGGATATCGGTATGAGATTGAAAGTGGCAAAGAAATCTTATTCTCACCCGATGAGATAATTCATTTCAAATATATCGATCCTAAAGATGACTACTGGGGTATGCCTCCTGCAATGGCGGCACAGATTGGAATCACACTTGATTTCTTTGCGCAGACTTGGAACAAGAACTTCTTCATCAATGGCGCGGAACCTGGAGGTATTCTGGAAACTGATTACTCTCTAAGCCCTCAAGCTCATGAGAGACTCATTAATAACTGGATGCGGAGACATCGCGGCGGTAAGAATTCCCATATTCCAGCAATCCTTGAAGAGGGCATGAAGTATAAGCCGATTGAAAGCCGCCATGACGATATGCAATTTATTGAACAAAGGAAAATGTCAAAAGAAGAAATCTTTGAAGTCTTTGATGTTCCCATCAACTGGCGGACGGATCTGAATCAGAAGAAGTCCTTCTATTTCTCGAACATCATACCGAAACTCAGATGGTTCTCGGAGTCGATCAATGAGACGTTGCTGAATAAAGAGGGAACTGAGAATAAAGATAAGTTCGAAATTACATTTCTTACCCGCTCCATTGAGGCAATGGTCGAAGATGAACAAATTAAGTCTGAGATTGCACAGAGTAACACTACTCATGGCATTATGACGATCAATGAAGTTCGTGAGAGATATTATGGTCTGCCGCCCCGGCCTTGGGGAGAGGATTGGTGGGCTCCTGTGGGACTAGCTCCAACATCCGCAGGAGTCCATCCGACTAATTCTGGGAATGAACCCGGAAGAACCGTGAATGATGGCTATAGTGCAGGTCTCTCCGATCCATCGCAAGTACCAAAGCTAGGCCAGAATTCTAGGCTGGACAATATTCGTTCAACCCATCCAGAAACAGCCTCGCCTAATATGGGCAAAAGAGAATGGTTGTATCTCGATAAGATCGAGGTTGAGGAGCCGGATTGGAACGACAAGCGATCTGTCAGGAATTGGCGCTCTTGGACAACTTGGCAGAAAGCGGCCTCTCCAGATGAACGAAAACTAGTTGGTAGAATGCGAGCTTTCTTTGATGGTCAATTTGGCCGTCTAAGAGATTCTCTGAGGACAAAATACAGGGTAAAGAAGAACGAAAAGGACGAAATTGAAATTGTCAAAGATGATATCAATATCGATATCGTCCTCAATTGGGATGATGAGAACAAGAAACTCCAGCAAGTTTATATCAATGAAGCCGAGAGGATGCTTCAGAAGCATGGGAAACTTATCTTTGCTCAACTTGACATCGATACCGATTTTGACTCGAAGAACGAAAGACTGACGGAATGGATGGAGAAATATTCTGCTACAAGAGTCCGTCAAGTTAATAACTATACCAAGGAACTTATTAGAGCCTCGCTTGTCGATTCTGTCAAGAACGGAGATGACTTCGAGACCGCTACAAACAAATTGAAGGATATTTTTGCCGATGTAGAAGGTGGGATGTCTGATTTCAGAGCTAGAAGGATAGCCCGGACTGAGCTTGTAACCTTGAGCAATTCTGCTAGACTGGAAGCCGCAAGACAATCTGGAATAACCAAGAGCAAGACGTGGATCTCTCAGAGACTACCGACTACGCGGCAAGAACCAGATGGGGCGGATCATCTGGAACTTCACGGGATTACGATTCCAATCTCAGAGAATTTTGTAGCCAAGAACCGTTCCGGTCAGGATGAGATGGATGGTCCCGGGGACATAAACGCATCGCCAGAGAATTGCGTAAATTGCCTCTGTCTGCTTGATTTTTCTACTGATGGTAGTATTCAGGAAGAGAATATTGAAGAGAAGAGAAAAGTCCAGAAATCAAAAGAGCAGCCGCAAAGAAGTGAGCCGGTAGTTGTCAATCTTGAGTTTCCAAAGACTCAGGAACCAATAGCAGAACAGAAGGAAGAAAAGAAACCAAAGATTGTTGGAGAGAAAATTAAGCTCGTAAGAGACGAGCAATATGGCAATATTCTTGGCGTAGAAAAGGAATTCATATACGAGAAGGAGTCAGAGAATGGCGGGCATGACGAGGTTTCTGGAGAGAAAAATTCTGGGACACCTTCTGCTTAAACAGAGATATGATGTCCCAAGTAATCTTTATCTAGCCCTGCTAGGGAAAGATGGTAAGGAGCTAACTGGTAAAGGTTATTCTCGCCAAGTTATTACTTTCGGCAAGGGACAAAATGATGACGAGGTAAAGAGCAATGTGACTGCCCAGTTCCCAGTTGCTCAGGATCTTTGGGGTGAAGTTGTAGCAACTGCAATCTTTGACTCCATTCAAGGTGGCAATATTCTTTATAGTGGTGAAGTCGGCAATACAAAGAAAATCGAAAAGAACGATCAAATAAGATTTGATGCTGGTAATATTACGATCAAAATTGGTGAATAATGCAAGACCTGTTTGTTAGAGATGCCATTAATAGATCAGACTGTATTCTCGCCTCGCAAATAGTAAGCGGGAATGCAGACTTCTTCAGTT